TAATATTATCCTGCGGTAATACAAGTTCGTTTTTCCCATATAAATACAATTTTTGTTCAGGTGGTCTACGCTCCGTGCTGTAGTCGATGAATCGGTCGAACATAATATCCGACAATGACGCAATTTCTACTTTTACTTTTGTGATTTCCATAATCTTCTCCGTTTTTTTTATTTTGCATGTTCCTTAATGGAATATGCCATGCCGTGCTATGCTTTGCTTTGCCATGCTATGCTCTGCCTTGCCTCGCAGCGCATTGCCTAGCGGCGCTCAGCCATGCATCAAATTTTTGTAAAAAATTCCATTATCTATCCTTCTCTTCCCTTCTCTTTTTTTCGTCTTTCATGGCCTTGGCAAAATTATATGCAGCCTGTGCCAATACATGCCTGGGGGGATCGTCAAAGTCGCATTTAATAATAATTGCAGGAAGTACCGCAACTGCGATTTGCTCTAACGTCATCTCTGATTCATTAACTTCCAGTAAAAATTCTTCTATCGCCGGAATACATCTTACCATTTTCATTGTCTTTGTACACACATCAAGATCACATTCACACGCTACCTCCATGTGTTCAATGAAATGTTCGCATTTAATATTGCAATAATTTTTATTCGCGTGATCACAAATTACTTTCACATGTGTTCTCCTTTTGTTTTCTGATCATGCAATTCTTCTATTGTTCTTATGCATTCAGATAATGTAAATGGATTACAATTTTCTTTTTTAGCTAGTGCAATTATTTCTTCTTCTGACAAGTTTTTTATATCATAATAATCTAATTTTTGTGGAAATCTGAAAGTGGAATCGAATGGCATGAAGATATACTTGTCATAATTTTGGAGCATGATATAACTGTAATGAGTGGCGTCACCTGGTTCGGATTCAATGTGGAATAATGCGAGATCTATTGATATTCTTTTTATTGTTTTCATTTTCCTCTTATTATAATTTTATATCACACTTTATTTTTATACTTTTTAATCGCGGGTGTAAAATTATTTCCGGAACATATTCGTTCCCACATTTGGGGCATTTCAAAAAATGAAATGTGCGAATAAATTCATTGTATCTGCTATACCTCTTCTCGGTTTCACTTGCATCAATTAAGGCAACTCCAGGACACTCAGGGCATAAAAGTGTCATTCTATTATCCCTCCATCGCTCTAAATGCTATTTTTTCTTTCATATATTACATAACCCTTCTTTTGTCACATGTTCCAATTCAACATTCTTTCTATTTCGCTATCACTTAAATGTCTTATGGAATATTTAGCGTTGATCATTTCTTTTGGACCGCAAGTTATTATCATTATACTTCTCCCGTTCGAAGAGAGATCACGTTTGTAACGATTTATTTTTTTTTCTATTCCAAAAAATTCTTCAACAATGCATTCACTATAATTTATTAATGGTATATCAATTTCGTCCCCATTATCGTCTTCTATTATTATTCTTTTTAATTTCATTTTTCTATCTTCTTTATATCTCTAAAACGATTTCTTTCCCACTGTAATAAACAATTTGGGGAGATTTAATTTGCGAGATAAATCCCGGATGAAACCGGTCCACGTCATGACACATCTTTACAAAATCCGCAATTCCCATAAAAATGAAATTACTTTCTTTTCCGCAATACTGGCATATTGCACCAGACAACCCTGCGCCACATCTATTGCAGGGGATATAATCTCTTGTCGTTTTCATGGTATGACATAACTACATGCACCATAAATTGTCAATTCATTTTTTTCTATTTTTATTTTTTCCTATTTTTCTGAAAATATGATTGACAATAATGTTGATACACGTATACTGCTGATTAATTTATATGGAGGTGAAATATATTGTGGAAGACGAAACAAGCATCAGCTTTTCCTGTTCCCGCGATTTAAAACAAAGCGCCAAAATAGCCATCATGGAAAAAGGAATAAAAAATTTCCAGGATGGTTATCTTGAAGTATTCAAGATGGGTCTTGAACAATTTAAAAAGAAAAAGGAGGCGAAAAAATCATGACGCCGACTGAAAAAGCGAATCTACTCAATGAGTGGATAAAACGCAAGAAAGCGGAGTCCGATGCGAAAAAGAAAAGGATTGAAATCGAAGAAAAAATTATTCCTCTTTATGGGATAAATTTTGATGGAAAATCGAAAACATTCAAAGAAAATGATATTGGATTTTCTGTCAATCTGCAAAAGAATATAAAATTCGATCTTGATCAGGATAGATGGAAAGAATTCAGGCAGTTGATTCCGGAAGAATTACGTCCTGAAAAAATTATTTTTGCGCTAGATATTTCCGGGTTCAATTTTCTGAAAGGGAGCAAAGAGCATAAGGATATCTATAAAATGGTTTCCGATTGCGTCACCGAAAAAGAAAATAAAGTGGTCGTTAAGGTCGAAAAAATTTGAAAGGAGAAAATAATGGGATTTACCCTGCATGACATCCAGAAAGGGGTGAAGAGAATGCCCCGGAAGGTCATACTTTATGGCCCTCCAAAATTGGGGAAAAGCACCCTAGCCGGAAGCACAAAAAATGCGCTCATGATTCCTACTGAGGATCGTGTGGCGCATATCAAATGCGACAAGACTCCGGTAATCGAGAAATTCGAAGAGATCACTGAAATTTTCGATTTTCTTCTTAACGGAAAGCATACTTATAAACGTGTCGTTGTCGATACTCTAGATTGGCTGGAACCGGTAATTCATGAGTATGCAGTTCAGAAACTTAATGAACGCCTTGAAGGAACCAGTTCAACGCTCGCAAAGAGTATCAATGATGATAATTGCAAGGAAACAACATTTCAGAAAGGGTTAAAATTTGTGGCCCCAGCAGCGTGGAAGACGTTTCTTTTCAATTGTGATGTTTTAAGGGAGAATGGAATTGACGTGATCCTTGTCGCACACTCGGACACGATTACCGTCAACCCGCCCGATCGAGATCCATATGAAAAATATGTGATGAAGATCAACAAGCATAGCCTCGCCGTTTTGGAAGAGTGGGCTGATATAATCGGTTTCTATGACAAAGAAATTTTTGTCAAGAAAGAGAAATCGGGAGCCACTGCGGTAAAAGGCAAGGCGACAAGTTCAAAGCGCAGAATTCTCAATCTGTGCGGTGATAATCCGTCCATGATCAGCGGGAATAGTTTCGGGCTTTCCGATGCTATCGTTGATCTCGAAAAATGCACCGAGATTATGGAATGGATTCTCACTGAAACAAATAACTAATAACAGGAGAAGATGATAATGTCAGAATTGAATTACCAAGCCAACCCCGAAGAACTGGAAACCAGTTTTGAGCCCGTCCCGGCTGATGACTATTTCGTAATCATTGAAGATTCCGATTATGTCGACAATAAAGCTGGGACAGGGCGACTTCTCAAATTCACGTATCAGATAATTGAAGGGCCAATGAAAGGCAGAAAACTCTTTGAAAATCTGAACCTTGAGAATCAAAATCAACTGGCAGAAAAAATCGCACGGCAATCCCTAAATTCTATCTGCGTTGCCTGTGGTGTTCCCATTGTCCAGGACACGGCGCAACTTCACAACATTCCGTTTAAAATAACGGTAAAGATGAAGGACGATCCCGTGTACGGACTCGGGAATGTAATTCGGAAGCATGTGGCAATCGATGATAAATCAGAATCGAAACCGGCAAAAAGTCCAGAGACAGTCGCCGCACCAAAAGGCGGGGCGAAAAGCGCAACCGTCGCGAAAAAGAAGCATCCCTGGGAAAAGTAGCTTAAAAAAGTCTTGAAAAATTTACAAGGATAGTCCATGTTATAATGCATGGACTATTTTTTTTATTAAAAGGAGAAATATCATGATTAAACCATTACCACAGTATGAGAATTATTTCTGCAATACGAATTGCTCGCATCTTATCGGAATAGATAAAGATGGATTACACGGAATAAAAATAATTGATGTAGACGAAAATCCGACTATATTGAAAGATTTTTTCATAAAAGAAAAAATGATGTATATAACTGCATTAATTCAGGAAGATACGGGAACACTCGAAAATCCCAAGATTGAATATATCACACATTTTTATTCACAAAAAAATGGATCGATAAAAGAAATCGAAACTGTTCCCGACAAGCCAATTGCCGGATATTCGGTTTATGCATCAAAAAAATTCGTTATAGAAAAAGGTGAATATAAGGGCCAGCCATTAAGCCGCATATTTAATCTAACAATGAGAAATCTGGTAGTTTTCAAACAAATATTCGGATTTTGCGAATTGAAAACCGGATTATATTTCAATGTAATCGAAAGCATGATTCCAGGTCGGGCAGAAGGTCTTTATTTCTATTCCATAGATAGAAAAGCGGTCAATTATGTCGATGTTTCATTTGGCCCAGGTTTTTTATGGTAAAATACTTGACAAGATAGATATCTGGCTGTATATTGTAGTCAGAATGTTTTAGGAGAATTATCATGAAAAAATTTTTTGTATTTTTAACGCTTATTTCTCTGCTTTCTCTTTTCGGATGCTCTACGGAAGATAATGAAAGCAAAAGAAATGGAAGGATTACAAAACTCAATGTAATTTCAGGAAATAGTGCCTATGTAACGCAATCCGATAGCTCTCTTGCTCAGATCGGACAAGTAGGAAATCCGTCCCTGAATATAATTGGGACTCAATCCATGGCTATATTGGATCCGAGTCTTACCAGCATAACAGACAATAATGGAAATATCGTCAAGATAACTGACATGGTTCAAGTCAATTCTAATTATGCGATAATTGCAGGATTAACTGAGGTAGAAGGGAATACGACTCCTGAAGATGTTATCTTGGATCTTACCACAGGTGATGTCACTATATTGGATAATTCACCTGACTCATTGCATCGAGCATATGCCAATAGCACAGATGTTTTTTATACATCATCTGGAAGTATATACGAAGTGAATCTTTCGACGGGAAATGCTACAATTGTAAGTTCGAATTCTCCATTTTGGGGATGGCATCAGAATTATACTGTATTTGATAATTCTGACATATCAGAATGGCACAACCAATGTTGGATATATGTTGATGAAAATTCAAATCTTTATGCGATCAGTTGCGAATTAATCGTAGAGGGGAAACCCATCGGTATGGCTGAAAAATTTTCAAAAATAGGTGGGACGTGGGTGCGAGATGAAATTCTTGGACAAACATTCTTCCCCACAATGCCTGCTAGTTCCGTCGATGAAATTCCGGGATCATCTTTGATAATGAAGAATTGGATTATAATTGATCAGGAAACATCAAAATTGTATAGAATTTCGATAGATAAATCAAATTTTAATGTTTATGCATATAATATTGAAACATGGAGTAACAAGTCACTTGCCGCATCGATAGTATTAAGTCATTCAATTTCAGATACTACATATTTGGGATACAATGACACGATTCAAAGTAGCATAATAACTGATGGGCAAAGTATTATTACGCTGACTTCAGATGAAGGGAACATAACAGTTACTGAAATTCCGAATAATTATCCTATTCCATATACGAATACGGTAGGAACTCCCGGAATTGACGCATCGCCCTTCCCAAAAGGAGGAGTTACTAATTGGAAATATTTGAATGCGTCAATATATTATCTTGATCCATCAGATAATAATATTTATTCATGGAAATTAACTGGCGATCCTGTTCTCGTTACTGATTCCATGAATATAAATTTTATATACTAAATAAATATTTCAATAATAAAAAGGCGGGAGAATATCCCGCCTTTTTATATTATACTTCCAAAAGAACTATAATATACGCAACTCCGACAATATATGTTTTGTCACGAGTAACAGCCCCCACCCTAGGTGCTCCGTACCCATGCACCGTATCTTCTCGCATTGTCCCGGCCTTTGTGTCGTCATAACTGGCCAACGGTGATCTCAGAGTGCCGAGGACATTCCCTGTTCCTCCTGCATAATGTACCCCCATTAATGTTCCGTCTGATTTTTCCAGGTAATGCCAGTGACCTTGCTCCTGATCCTCCTCTGTCGATCCGACTGCCGTACCACCAATTTGCCGCGATCTTAATAATCGGCCTTCCAAATTTGGGAGGGTCCGAGTCCCAAGAACATCTGGAGCCAAAATATCAAGCATGAAATATTCATGCACACCGCCGACGTCAAAAATATTTTCAAGATCAGCATCTCCGGTTATTACAGAACCGTCCAAATGCACCTTGTGCGCCTCGAAATTTTTTCCGCCTTTTGAATAATATCCCATAAAATGATGTTGCTGATATGCGCCATCGGTAACATCGTCAACAAGATTTAGGCCAGCACTTATCGGACGCGCATCATGAAACATTCTGCACACGTCATTAAATGCCGGAGATATCTGCCAATGGTTAGGAGATATAATCGGATTATGATTCAAATTTGCGGCGACGAGTGATACATATTGTTCGTCTTCTATCCACACCGCAGCTCCGACACCATATGTTATCGTACTCGACCATTTATTCCATTCCGGTAGATTTGGTTGATATACATAGTCATGCACCAATGTTTCTTCCGCATCACTTGCCCATGTACTTTTTCTGTCAATATTTCGAATCATTGAATCAGTGATAACGACCGTTGCTGCGCCGATATCAATTTCGCATAATTTAAACCAATCATTTACACCAGCATATTTATATTTATAAACACCTCCTGAACTTACCCCAAAAATTGTCTGAAGAGCATCTTTATCAGCATCTGATACGGGAGGCTTAATTGTGATTAAACTGCGGACACCTGTTCCTGGGCCAGTGAGTACGACCACGTTCCCCGCTCCCGTCGAAGCTGCGGTTCTTCCAAGAGCGGTATTAATTGCTGCTATAATTTCAGCACGAGTTGTCGCGTTTGGAACGGCGCCCCTGCAATCTACCTCCTGAAAAGAACCGTCTTCTCCATCTGCGATATTTATTAAATATCGTGCGGATAAGTCGATGACTCCGGGAATAGCCACAATCCCGGTCAGTACTCCTGCCGTTGCGGCCGTGGGAGTCGTTGTGCTTGTTTTTTTCTGAACGGCCAGATAATATTTTATATCTCTTTTTATTTCCTCATTGGTAATTACGACGCTCCCTCCGCCTGTTCCTGTCGCGACAGTTCCGATAGAAGCATAGTCAGTCTTGTCAACTATTTGCTTTATTTGAGCCTCTACAATATCGATCCTTGGAACGCCTGATGCGGCATCAATCGTTACTGTCTGTTCAACTGGCTGAATGCATCCAATGACATCATAGGATCTCTGAAACGTACATCCTGTAGGGACGCGGACGACCATCCCTCCGTCGGCGACAACACGTAACCCATTCCCGACGATAAGTGCCTTTCCGGAATCGAATAATCCAGCTTTTGAAATTGACCCGAGATTCCTAAACGAAAGACTCCCCAATCTTGTCATTACCTCATCGCTTTCAATTTGTTGTCCGGAACTCTGATTTAATGTACGAATATCTCTCATTCTTTTCCTGCCTATGGAGTGTAAATAATTTGAAGAACGTAACTGATTCCAGCGGTAATAATATTATCAAGAATTCCCTGGACAGTATAAATATCTGATGATAATGTATCATAAAGTGTTATTTTTATTGTGAAATATGCGCTTGAATAATTTTCAGTAACTGCTGGGAAAACGAAATAATATGTTGTTCCAACGAGAACTTTATCTTTTATATATACATCCGCATACGAAAAATCTGCATATGCGCTATCTTCGACGATATTGGATATAATCGGTTCCCGTGATGAGAATGGACGCATGGAATATATTATCATTGCACGAGAAATTTTATGTTGAAATACTATTGCAATTGTACGTTGTACCCATTCAACGTCGGATTCGTTTTCGAGCTGAAGACTTCCAAAAAATTCCTCCAATTGATATTTCAGAAATTCACCTGATGCTTGATCAATATATATTTGTTTTACTAAATCTATCGATAAACGACGAAGATATTCAATTTGACCGGTAATAATTCCTATATCAATATCCGTTGGAATATTTATAACCGCAGGAATAATCCCGTCTTTATCACATACCAATGCTCTATATATCCTATCATCGTCAGGATTAAAAAGAACATCAAGGCTGTTATTTATTCTATCAGTAATCATTTATATGCTCGTTGCTACCGTCACTACGACCGTTACCGTCCCGCCTGTCCCCGCTCCTGTTTTTGCAAATTCGTCATCATCTATAACGACGTTGGAAAGTGGGCTGGTAATAACTATATCGTATATTGCGGCACTTGCATTCTTTCCCACTCGTATTAATTCGCTAATTAAAACATTTTCTCCGAGTTGCCTGGTATTTACATATTGCTCAATTGCCGTTTGTATCGCATTTTTTATTTCCGTAAGATCGACATTAATCGACGGAAAACGCTGCGCTGCGATTCCTATGTTCACTGCGACAATAGTCGGAGCAGAAATATTATATCCAATACCTTCTGCATTTTTACCTGGATAATTCGCAATGTCATCAGGATCCCCGTATAACACTTTTTCAACAGCGGCCAAAAGTGTAGGGCTGATTACCCCGCTGCCATCATCCACAAGAATTGTATTTGTTCCCTTAAATGGATAACTTGTGCGCATTCCTACGGAACGAACCCCCGTAATTCCACGAATAGCGGCCTCTATTCCTGATTTTGTCCCGGCATTTAATGCAGTAACCGTTGTGGAAAATCTCGTTTTTCTCTCTGCGTCTGTTTCGGCTGCGGCCCCGCCGGAAAATGCACTGTCATTTATTACTTGCTCCACTCCTGAAATCTGAGAATTTATATATCCCTTTCCATTGATTGTATCAACTGCGTTTATGATAATATTTCCAACCGCTCCGGCAGATTGATTTTGTGACAAACATTGCACTCCCGATTCGCCTTCAGCAATTGTCGCAGCGAGTGTCGATACTATTTGCATGTTATCAATAGTGATTGAATACCCTGGAAGAATCGAAATAGCCAATGCCGGAGCAAGCATTAAATCGAGTCCCGCAGTATTCTCATAATTGGTCGATCCCACCGCCTCTTTCGCAGTATACTGATATAATAAATTTGATGCCAAGTTTTGAACCAGCGTAGCTTCCCAATTCGCTAATCCATCTATAGCAGTTACCAACGCACTTATTGTCGGATATGTCGCATAATCGAAAGAAAAGGCATCTCCCGGAGCTCCGACAACTGCACTTGAAATAATAAGTGGCGTTGACGTAATCAATGCGGATGTTCCTGCGCCGGTATAACGAATCCATAATGCCGGCCTTCGATAAGGCCGAATATAACCTATAGATTTCGTTTCTCCAAGTAATGAAAAACCAAATCCCTGGTAGAGTGCAATTGGAATTGCCTTTGCAATAGCTTCTTTGTGGTCCATTTGTATGGCAGATATTATTTCAACGACACTTTCAATAAGAGAACGCACCTTCGAACCTTCATTGAAATCCGTCAAACCAACGCCATCTGCAATTAATTTTAGACGGCACATTTCGTACAATTGTTCTGCAGTATATACTTTTAATATATCAGCCATTGACGACTACCTCTCTGGATTTTTCTGATCCAATAAAAAATATAGTATATGGAACAGTTATTGTTTCGCCGTTCCACACGAGTTTATCAAGCTTTATCTTAACTGATTCTACTCTCGGATCAGCTTGGATTTGTCCCGAGATATCTGCCAGATATCGATCTATTTTAACCATGAGCGGAGCATTACTGTCATCTATCGATATTGATCCCCAATTAGGATTAAATACGTTCAGGCTTCCCTTGTTCTTTTCTATTCTTTTTTCTATGTTGTCATATGCATTATCAATTCCAGTCTTTCCCATTAAATCCCCGCTGGAAGATATAAGAAATTCATCATCTACTCCAAGGGCGAAGTCTCCGCCATAAAGAAATGCATCGATATTATCATCATTAGATTCATATACGAGATTATCGTCGCCACGAGTAACAGAATTTATTTGAGCAGGTATTTTTATTCTTTCTCCGATTATCGTCCCATCGATAAAATCATTTTCTGTTATATTGTTTATTTTCAATATACTTACATATTTTTCTGAATCTTTCAATTCTCTCAATGCAATTATTCTTGCAGTATCGCCAGCTATCACAGTATAATACTTAAATGATGTTGAATTTTCTATCTTATTTTCATTTTCAGAATCAAATTGATCTGTTGTCAAAAGATAATCATTTGCATTTGAATAATAACGCAATTCTTCCTGAACCACAATGGAATTCAACATCCCGCGAAGTTGATTGCATGCTATTTTTACTTTCTGAAGATTATTATAAAATTCAAGGAGATTGAAATCCACTATTCCATCGATTGTGAGCGTACCCGAGATATATGCCGCTTGCTGCGCTGGAGACAAGAATGTATCAATATATGAATCCAGGGATAACCTTACCGCCTCTTTTAATCCCGACGCATAAATAGGGAGGAGAGTTGTGGCCGTTGATTTCCCTGCTTGGATATTCTCATTCTCGGAATTGATCATATCAATGATATCTTCTATTTCTACAGCCGATGAAATAAAATTTGAATTATATCCTATTTCTGATTGGATGCTTTCAAATGATGTTGAAAAATTAATTTCCTGCAATTGTCTGTTTATTATATCAGCTTCTTCATTCGTAGTTTTTTTTACACGAGTAATAGAAATTGTCTTCTGAGCATCGTCCGGTTCATAACATTCTATTGTTATTGTATATGATATAGCAATATATTTCGAATCAACCTGAGAACTCGTAAAATTATCAATACGACAGAAAAAATGATCATCCATGTCATAATCATGAAAAATTACTTGTACCTCATCATAAAGCGCCCCGACGCGCTCTCGTACTTTTTTCGATACACTTTCATATAATGCAACTACTTGGGAACTGAATCCCATCACTGAATCAGGTATCGTCATTTTTCCTTTGCGTGTCATGGTATAATCACGATATCGAATAAGCATCCATCGTAATTTGAAAAATTCATTTAGTCCATCAATTGTATTCATGAGTCCGGAATTATTTCTTGCAATCGGATTATCCGGACTCCCAACATATGGGAACCAAAGATCTCCCGCCAATGTAATTGTTTTTGTTGCATTTCCTGCATCAAGGTTAAAATTCCCCCCAAGAGTCGGTACGGTAGATGATCGTGTCGGTTCTGAAACAGTTTTTGTTTTTGGGGGAGTCATGAAAAAGATTTCAGTAATAGTATTCCTATTTTTGTCACAAAATTCAAAACTGAACAAACCAGTGAATGTAGGGGTTGCGATGTCGTAGATTTTCGATATAAGAGTCGGCAGATTCACAGTTTTAAAAATCCTTTATTTATCTGCCGTATTAGAATGGCGTATTGTGTTTAATAATATGAAATATACATCATTTTGTCAAGCAGTTAAAAGCAATGCCCATTTTACCTTTTCTGCATTCAATAATGCGATTGTGGCCGCGTCCAATGTCACTGGATTCCCTACGACGCAATTCGTAGTTACAAGACCAACAATTGTATCAATCAGACTATCCACTAAGGTTTTCATCGATTGTGTGGCATTTTTTATTTGGATAAGAGTCTGAACGTCTATCACCCCACCAGGAGTTGACGATAATTTTACTTCGGCTGCCTTTATCTCGGATTTTGTTGTGGCGCTTACCTCGGCAAGAGTAGTGCCTTTTAATTTCGACGTTGTCGCACTCACTTCAGCAAGTGTTGTTCCAGTTAATTTTGCTGTTGCGGCTTTCAATTCTGACGATACAATCGCATCAAGTAAGATATTCGCTCCACTCTCACAATTGAAGTCGGTTATCGCTTTCAACCGAATGCTCCCCGCTAATTCAGTAGAGGGCAATATTCCCGTATTGAGACTCATGTATGACCCAGAAAAATGTCCAACGATAACATCCGTGGGATGAAATCCAGCATTAGTTAATGGATTTATATATTGGCTTTCCGTGAATGTATTTCCAACGCCCTGGTACGGATATCTATTCACGACATAAGGAGCGTCAAGATTACCGTTCGCAAATCCAATAGAAACCATTTGACCAGGTATCGGACCCTCATATATCCCATGCAAATTCCCCGTCATGGGGTCTATGAACGCACCAGGATATGCCGCCCCATTGATCCTTCCCCCCTTTGCGAGTTGAATATCCACAAGAGTCTGGCGGAAAAGAGGTTCAGGACGCGCAACTAAAATCTCGCCGATGACAGTTTCAAAAGTTTGAGTAGATTGCATCTGCCAAATATTGTCTCTAACATCTCGAGAATGACTATCATTTCCAAGATTTCGTACTATCTTATATTGACGATTCATTACGATACACTTGCCTCCGCCCTGGCGGCCGCTTTCGCTGCATATTCGCCATCGGTCCATCCCGTTTCGGGGGGAAGTATTTCAAAATCAAATAATAATAATGCAGATTGAGCAACAGACGTGGGGAGAGGAACCCCGCGAATCAAATTCAATGTTGTGAGATATGATACATCTTCATTTTGTAATTCATATTTATGAGAAATAGAATCAATATAATATAATCCGATATCTCTGATATTGTCTGCTTTTTTACCGGTCAATGATGGCAAATATAAACAATACATTCCAGCTCTTGCATATGCTTTTGGCTTTATTGTTACCGATCCCTCTCTAAATCGAGATTGGTTACGGAACCATGTCGCGAGTAAATTCCCTAATGCTGGCTTTGCTGCTGCTAAATTCGTTGATATCCTATTTTTTATCAATCTTTCCGCATAACTCAGTGCATTCCCCCCATTCATTAAATTGGTACAATTAATATTCTGTTCCATTTCTCGCATGCCAAATGTCGGGATCCCTCCACTCGCAAACGGGTTCATTGGCCCTGATGCGTGTATCGGCTTGGCATTCATGTCCGGCGCATTTGCAACGCCCCCGCTTGTATATGTCGCCGTGAACATCGTAAATTGATTTGTTGAATCAAACCCGAGTGATTTTTGAACAATATCATCATCGGTAATGATAATAAAATCTCCACCGATAAGCATTTGTATAGCCGTCAAATCAAACGATAAAACCGTTGGAACATGAGCAGGATTGACAATACCTATCATGGGATTGCTATAAGGGACTCCACGGGCAACAATATAATTAAATCCAGGGAACAAAACGGATGGCGCTCCGAATGGTTCAACAACCATTGTCCTGCCGCCACTTTCGGTAAAAAATTCCATAAATGGTGATGGAATAAAATTTTTCATATATTCCCAAAAAGATTGCCCTGCGGAGGTCTGGAACAAGCATGAACTAACAACCATGTTCTGCATAAGTGATGAATTTGCTATCCCCCCGAGAGGATTTGCGAGTGCCATCATCCTGAAGAATAAAGGAAATCCATCGCTGAATTTAACATGCTGGGCAAGAGTGGTTAAGCTGAACGCCTGGCACAATGCCTGGATTCCTGTTGCGACTGATACGCCATATATATTTGAAACCGCATTTAATGCCGCCCATACATTGTCGAGGGATACGCTATTGAGATTATCAAGCAATTGCGTTCGTATTGCCATAATATTCTGATTATAAAGATTTCCCAATTCATCAATTATTATATTATATATTTTGGTTTTATCTTCATTACTACTGGTCGTTGTTTGTATGCATGACCTCACACATCCTGTCATTACATGATATCCGTCCATCCATAGCTGGCATAATGTCATCGGCTTGAACAAATCTTCCATGGATACTCCAAGCTCTGACCAAATTTTAGAATATATATTTCCAGTTACTTTGTCTAAAATTTTCACAATATCCATAATAACTTCCGGAGATGGAGCAAGATCAACTGACAATATACCTCCGGGGTTAGATCGATCTTTTACCCATTCCATATTTTGGATGATGCTGGCAACATTTGTGCCTAGAATTTCTATCGGGACAAATGGGACTCCGAATGGAGAGAATAGAAGTTGAATCTGAGGGACTTTATTTGTTTGCGGCATGGCATATTCCATGCTCGCCTCGGCACCTGCATTAAATATAACTTTTTTTTTATATTTTAAAGTTTCGGATGATACTGAAAATACAATTGATTCCATATGCTTTTTATCGCCTAATCGGGATTGTGGATATTGGTGCTAAAATATTTATTGCATTATCTAAAATTCTATTTCCTGTTATATTCGGAGAACTTCGTATTGTATTAATAATCGATGTTAAACCGCCTGCAAGCCCATTAACCGCTGATTCTAACGTAGGAAGAGCCTCCGCCACAAGGGGAGCTATGGCTCTGGCAACTCCTGCCATCGCACGTTCCATCGTAAGCGCAGTATCAGCAAATTCTGCTCCGACGCTCATGACCAATCCTTGCCTTAATGCTTCTCTATTCAATCCAAGAAATGCAGGATTTTGTTCAAGAGATTGAAAACGAGATCCGATATTTTGCGCTCCTAATTCTTGCGCTCCCTCTGGTATTTCTCCATTATCCGGATGAAGCAATGCTGTTATTTGATTTGGGGAAAGTCCACTCGGATTTAACGCCATATAATTACGCAATCCAGATGGTCCCTCTCCAAAATTACTTCTTATTTCTTCGACCATGGCTTCTTGCTGGTCTGCTCCGCCCTGTGCGGAATATAGTCTCCGTAGTGTCGGGCCGATATTGGTTCCCTGTGCCTCCAAATCTTCGAGGGTAAGTCCTCTACCCGCCGCTGCAGCTCTTGCCCGCGCAGCATCAACTTCTTCCTGGGTCAAGACACCCTGCTCTAAAAGATTATTTATATATTCTTCACTTTGTTCAGGGTTGCTAAGTCGTCGATTGATTGCTGTCCCTGCGGCCCGGTACATCATGAATTGATCTACTCCGCCGATTTGCCCTTGCGCGACTTGTTGTTGTATTCCCTGCTGACTTCTAATTATATTCATCGCCATTGCGACACTATTGGTCGGTGTCGCTCTAGTCAGAGAGATAAGGCGCGTTCCAAGATCATCAGCAAGATCAGAAGAATTGACCCCATTCGTTACAGCTTCCTCTAACAATGAGGCCATATTTTGCAAAAACATTGGCATTTCAGTCTCGATTCCCGCCCCCATTGCGGTTTCGACCGTTTGTCCAAAATTACCATGGCTACGGGCAAAAGCTCCGGATATCCCGCCAATTTCTCCAGCACCCATGCCAAAAATAGAACCTATTTGGACTGCTCTGTTCGAAACCTCCCCTGCGAATGTACCTGCCGCGATACGGTGAGCACGGACCATCGCCCCCTGTTCTGTTTGGAGGTACATCCCGCGTCGTCCAGTTTGAAATCCTGCCACCCCGGCAGTCCCCGCTTGCTGAGAAACAAGGTCGATATACGCATTCCCTATTTGATTTATTTTTTGAATTGCAAATCCAATTCCTGCGATTGCCATTCCAGCGATAGGAAGGGCCGCACCCATCCCCCCGATTCCGGCAGATCCTCCCAAATCGGTCCCGCCTGGTCCTCGCCCTCTACCTGTCCCTCCGACTCCCCTATTGGCTTTTATGGCAGCTTCAAGGCTCTTGTTTGATGATATCAGTTTTTGAATGGAAAGAATAAGTTCCCGGTTAATACCTGGTTGAGATACTCCCGCTCCCGCCTTCTGCTCCATGCTACGCTGGGATTGAAGAACTTTTTGCCGAGTTGCAAATGCATTTTTCCCGGCACCTTCGTATTTGAATTTTATGTTATAATCCATTTCACTTTATGAGTCCTTCTCCCTGAAGTAACGACCACAATTCTTCTTGTTTTATTTTCTCTCCATCCCTTCTATTGCTCGGGATACCTTTCGGCCTGTCGGGAATTTCTACTTTTTCTTTTATGCCAAATGATTTATTTAATTCAGATGTAAGTTTTGTTTTTTCCTGTTCAAGTCGCTCCACTTTCAATTCTTTAATATTTTTTCCTTGTAAATTTGCAAGATCAATATCTTCCTGAGATATTTCTATATTTTTAATATTCTTTATTTCTTGCAATCGGATTTTGTAATCAACTTGAATCCCCCAATCATCTTGAGACGGTATCGCACCCATGAGATAACAAATAAATACTTTTTGTTCATCAAATAAATTATTTTTGTCAGTCCCATTCGGCCAGATATCGAAATATTTTATTAAAAATCCATCAATAAAATATTTTGGTTTTGTCGCCTCACTCAGTAGGTTTATTTTTTTTTAACTTCTGTTCAAGATCAGTCGTGTGCGTCCGAATTTCATGGGCCAATTTATTTATTAAATCGATATCTTCCCACTTGGCGCATGTTTCATGTGCTTTGAAATTTTTTGGATATTCCTCGACACACACGTCAACGATTGCAATATTTTCAAAAAAAATGTAATCGCTATCAGTTAGCGATGTAACGGGATTTCCGTCTTGCAAACGCATTCTTCGCTGTGTGATCTTTATCCTGTCGATGGGAGTCATGTACCGTATTTTGAAGTCATGCCCTTGAACGGTAACTGTTTTAATTTTTTCGCTTTCGAGGTCTAATAGATTCATTGTTTTCTCTCTTTTCGAAGTTTATTTTATTTTTGTTTTATATTAACTCGTCGCGAGTCCTGGAAGAAGCATCCTAGCCCTCCATTTTGTCTGGCGACGCATCAAGGATCCCTGCGCTATCGTCGTATCTCCTCCACCGTATTTTACACCCATTATCGTGAATAGAACGATGAGGGTATGAATATCAAGTCCGGTAAAGGTATAGAGGCCCGAAGAATTTATATTGTTCGATCCGTCTGGTTGCCACCCCGGTATCGAAACACTACCAGCTATATTCGCACCCCGCAGCAGAAATGTTCCCATGGTGAGATTGCAATCATAGCCCAGGGAAAGAAGTTCTCTGAATCCATAATATCCGAGAGATTGAACGCCATCAAGCATGTAGTCTTCGGATACATTTAAGTCCGTTGAATACGCTAGAATGGTATTGTCCTGCATAACAAAACAATCTATGCCGGATCCTACGGGTCCGCGTGGTGCTCCTGCTGATCTAAATGCCATTTTAAATTCCCCCTTATATTATATCTTCTGGCCTGGCACCACGAATGTTAAGAAATTAAATGCATATCGTGGCGTAACGCTCATGGTCAATGTCGCTGTTGTCGTGAATTGTTCTCCCACCTGCGTAAAGATAACATTATCAAACGCCTTCTGTCCGTCGGGTCCGTCGGTGATCCATCGATAATCATCCCGATATTTCGGGAATCGATCCGTAATTATTCTATTCTGAATCGTCGATATAACAATAGAATTCGCCACCATATCCAATGCCCGAATTTGCTCAATGAGCCATTCCTCATAATCTTTCGTTAAGGCATTTATTTCATATACGACGGCTGGGTTTGTTCTCGTAACCTGAGATCCTTGATATGTTGTATTGTTCACCTTAATTTCAAAATTATTGATACTATTGACATTCGTGGTTTTTTGAATTAATGTTGCTCCCGCAGCAGCATAATCTTCCTGATCCCGTTTTTTTATCTCAGGAGTAGAAAGAACATTAAGATATTTGAATACCACGTCCATTCCAACGCTATTTGAATATCTCAATCCTGCAATAAGGGCATATAGGTAATACGGATCAAATGTCGCAAGTGCTTTGTTCACGAAATCATATCGTTGAAATTGGCTTACGCAATATTCGATATATGGCGAATTCAGTGATTTCATTTCAGCAATTCTTAACGTCTTGGTATTAACTGCCGCGCCCGATCCGAATCCTGCCTGACGATACATTTTTTCCTTAATATCATTCATTCTTGTGATGTGATCATTGACAAGGGAATGGATTGTTTCGCTTCCGGACATTATGACTAGCGCATTGAGGTCATATTTTTCAAGTTTTTCAAGAGCCGCCGTCCAATCGCTATTTGTCGCAGCACTCACTGTCCCGCCGGTAAGATATTGGTACTCTGCCATATTTGTTGGAACCGATCTAACTGCTGACGCATGAAGAGATGCTTCGACCGCTTCGGTTGAATTCAAGTAACGTATAATCGCCTCGACTATACCGACACAGGAATATGCCGCCGCTTTTATGCTCTGTGCCGTTACCGCATCAAATACATTTGGAAGTTCATCACTTAATCCGGTAAGCAAGCAAGTATAATTCGGTTGTGTATTGATATAATTGATAAGACTTCCAATGTCAGAATAATCTGCGAGAGTAATATCAAGATCATCAGCAGGAGTCGCTAAGCATGAAGTCGTCAGTTTTGTCGCCGTTATTGATACTGTCGCTGCGGCAGCTAAACCGGTATATCTCAGAGACATAAGATTAAGCGTCGTGTCATCCTGCTTCGCAATTTCCTGGCCTTTAGAAAGCACTTGTATCAATTTTCCAGTATTTGATCCGGAACTTACTTTCACCGCCATTGTATTTCCGTCAGTTCCCCATTTCTTTGCTAGTACATCGATAATTGGAACTGCCGATGCATCTATTTCAGTGGATGCTTGAGTCATCTGATTTACGATAATGCAATTCGCCTGAGACGGGGTAGAGAATCGGGCATCTTTATGGGGAGTTAGAAAAAATTCAGCCCCATAATAAATAGGGCCGCCGCCAAAAACATCGAGTGCCTGCGATTGGCTTTCTACGACATTTATAACATCTTCAGCATCATCATGGGCATCATATGGAATCCCGCCTTTTGTCGCTTCTCCCAAGATAAGAGCAAGTCCGGTGACGGCACCAGCACCCTGGTCAACGGGAAATATTCTCTTTGTATATCCACCGGGAAGAATTATTTTTTGGCCTGAAAAATCGTAGTATTGCGCCATGGTATGTGTCTCCGTTTGAAAATTTTTGAGACCCTGCCGAAATTCATGGCGTTTGAGTCGGTTAATAAATCAATTATTCGGAATAAAATTTTGCTATAATTCTATCCCAATCTTCCTTTGTCCTTGATGTATTTTTTTGATCTTTTTTCCGATACCACAATATGATTGCATTGTCGAGATTTCTTTTCCGGGAGTGATTCGCCAGATATTCATTTAGAGTAATAGTAATATTGTTTATTTTTAATTTTGCCATTTTATTCTTCTCCAGAAATTTCGAAAGTTCCAACAAAATCGTGACCATCGATCACATTGTCACTATATATTGTATAATTATTATAAGTATTCATAAATGTCAAGGAATATTCTGTTCCAAAAAGTACCCTCCCAAAATTAAAATTGGTCAATCCTTTTGTCACTCGCCATTTCATATTATGTATTTCGGAATTATCCCCAGCAAAACCTACTTGCAAATCGGCGAATAGACTATCCATAACATTTCCTATCAACATGTCGATGTCCGGGGTTTCGCTCCATAAGCTGATATTTATTTCATCATTTTTACGCCATTCATGGACTTCAGCGCGGAGTCCACCGGGCTCCGCTCTTTTGTATGCCGCTAATATCAATTCTATTTGATTTTTTGTTATTAAAACTTCTTTTTGGATATCCTTGTCGGCCATAGCCAGGAATGCTTTCAAAACAGCGATAAAATCATCGTCTATTATTTCAGGCTGAAAACTTTGCCCAAGAGTAAAACCTTCTTCCACGGGATTGGATGGGGTAACGCTTATCGCAGGCAATATATTCGATCTCTCGGTTTCTCTCGATGATAATTTATTCGCCATCATTGTAACAATCGGATGCTGCTTAGATACATTAATGATTTGAATCCGATCGTCAGTCAATCCGGATACATCTCTCATGTCCAATTCGCTTTTTATCAGATCAATAAAATAATCTATCGGACGTATGATATAATCACTGTATTTTGTTATGATTGTTGCCATTTTCTACACGCTCATGAGTTTTGTGATATCATCCTGCGTCGTTTTTGTCCATGATTTCGCATATATTATTTTTGGATATCGTCTATTCTCGAGGTTATTCGGTTCGGGATTATCCTCGAAACAGATAAAAGCTGGTTTATATCCATATTTTACTGACATTGTTCTGCCGATTTTTGGTTGATTCGATGTCAACCATTTTATATACCTATGGCCGAGAAGAGTAAAATCTTCTTCTCTATAATATTTTTTACCATCGCTGTCAAGTATTACATCATTCAATTCAAAAACTTCAATTTGCCATAACATATCGAGCTCGCCCTTGTGTGGCAATGTCTCCGTTTTAGATTGCGTATCAGCAGCAATAACGACAATATCCCCTTTCCCTATGTTATACCATGGATATAATGCCATTCGTATTATTCCACTTTCAAGATCATTCGTCCATACTTCGAGGTCATCTTTCGTCCTTAAATCTGCTGTAATAATTTGAGTGAGGTCAGCATAATAATAGTCTGCCTTCATTTGCCCGGAAACAATAGCTTCACTCGTTTGGATAGTATTCCCGACCATTGTATAATTCGTTATTTCTACTCCGGTAACGAAATTATAAATTCTGATGATTTCTGTGATATCTGCTTCGGCACGTAATGGATTACTACTTTGATATTCCGCATCAAAAAATGTTTTTGTAGGCCACATCAAACCATTCACGGCATCAACGGTAAGAACATCACCTTCTACTTTCGTCCATCCATCGAAAAAATATGTTACCCGTTTTTGTTCATAATTTTTCACATCCTGATCATTCGTAACAAAAATAGTCGTATCATTAAATCCAATTACCGGCATTTCTATAATGCCACCCTGAATTGTCGAGACAATACGCTCTACTTTCGTGACTTCCAATATGGGCTGATAAAAGGGATATAATTCGGTAACTGCTTTGTTCCCAAGACTATTTTCATCCGCTATTAAGAATCTTCTTTGATACGTGTAAACATATCCCGTTCCATGGCATAGGGAACAATGCATGTCGGGACTCCCTCCATTCTCGGGGACGCAAGGGCAAAATAGCGCCTGTTTTATTTTGCATAATTGTCCATGGTTTCTGATGAGATCCCTGAAGCTATCGGGATTCCCAAAAACAACAAAGGCATTCTGCATGCCGATGTTTGTATTCTTTCCCATTATTTGACTATCCTGACCCCATATTGGTCTATTTTTTTTATCATATCATCAATTTCTTTCATCACAGAATCAGGAGCGCCGGCACTCCCATATTGCCGTCGGATATCTTCCAACCCTTTTCTCATGGAATCATTTTGATTCTTCAGCATTTCCTGGCGAAGACTTTCAATTTTTTTACCGTCTGGAATCAATGTATTTTTTGATTTTTTAGTTTCTTCCGCGATGAATCGAATGAATGTCATGTAACTCTGAACCGGCTTATCATTTACAAAATAGCGACTGAATTCGCCATCTCTGAAATTATTTTTTTTTGCGTCTTCTATGCTTTCGGCGGTTTCAATTCGTATCTTATTATCGCCTTGCACGTATTTTTGTATTATCATAATTTCCCTATTATCGTTCTACTGTATTTCTGACGATTTTGAGCAAACCACGTTTTAATCTCTTTTTGATACTGTATAATGCGAGCGCCGAATGCGGCATTTGTCGCGCTCATTGTCGTGCTGATGCTCTCCGATACGCTATTCAGATTCACGGACCTACTTGCAACAGCCGCGAATTTTCCATCCCCGTATATATTCATTAATGTACAAGCTGAAATTTTAGCCACAATATTCCGAAATTCGTCTGGAACATCCTGGCAATTTTCGTATCCGGTTTCATAATCAATAAGGAAAAGACTCTGACGATCATTGCTATAGGGAGAAAAAAGGTAATTATTCCAAATATAGAGATAATTATTCATCCTGGCAGACAATTGTCTCGGTCGGAAATAACACACTCCGACAAATCCCTGCTTCAACAATCGATACGGCATGAGATCAAAAATAACATTTCCGAAATATGGATCAACAAATTTTGCGGTAAGAAGATCCCTGACTGGGCGTCTCCTGAGTTTTACACGGCATTCTCTCCTCGCAGCGACTGTTCTATAAGGATATCCCGGTTCTTGTATGTATAATTCAGATAATTGCTTTCTGTTCATCCGCGAGACAAAATCACTGTCGTCAAAATCAGTTCGAGGAATTTCCGCCCCTGCTTCATCGATAAGGCTATTGTATCTGATTCGTCTTGGAAGTATGTCAATATTTAATTCGACTTCAAGATATCGTATGGCGACACGGACATAATCATTTAACTGATCATCCGTTATCGCCTGGCTGTCTGCCGCAGCAATCAAAGGGTTTCCGAAAAGTTGATCATACCGCAACTCATCGGCAGTTACAAGCATCCCCCAATTCGGAGCGATAAAACTACTGATGGTATCGGGGTTATTGAAAGTGAATCCGGTTCTTGTTTCGGCCATTGTTTACCTTGATAAAAAAAGGGGATGGGGCGCAATGTGGCCCCGCCCCCTTTCTCGGTTTTTCTATTTTATGCGAAATTTACTTTTTATAGTAAAGATACACATCACCAAGATTCGTATCGGCAGCCGTAACGAATTCAACGCCTGCTGCCCCGACGACCTTAGACGCCTGGACAAGCGAAGCGCATCTTGTCACATTCCCCGCCGTAGCCATCGTTACCGCATCTGAAATATTTGCTCCGGCACTACCGATGCGGAGTCGAACTGTACCGCCTCCGGCTGTCGCAACGGCATGGACTACCATGTCAACTATCTCGGCACCGACAGGGATAACCGCCGCTACGCCAGCAGTCCCCGATGCCACAATGGATGTTTTTGCAACCTGAAGGGAACCGGAAATTTGATCCGGACCCCATTCCTGTTGTTCATATTGCATAGCCCCGAGGTTCGGACTCCCCTGGCTCTCATCAAACGCACTCTGATGTATAGTCATTGCATTTAACTCCTTAATATTTTTTTAGCTAAACCAAGAGACTTAAAAGATAACCTTTGAGATTCATCCAAAAATTGAACAGATTGCCTCATTAAAATAATCTCTTCTTCTTCGAATTCTATTTCGATAGTCTCTTGCTTTGTCATAATTTCAATCTTATTCAGTATTGATTCAACCAGCTCAAGAGTTTTTATGTTTCCCTGAGCTGGAAGAATATACTGAAACTGAGTCCTGTCTTCAATTGTCAATTCTAAGGTTTTCACTCAAATACACTCTCTACAAAATATCCTTTGAGTATCGCCAGATTTCCAGTAACCGTAATGCCATAATCACATCGCAATGGGGAGCGATCATTCGCAAAAGCCGATACTGCCGCTACGATTTGCCGTCCCTCTCCATCCGCAATTGCAACGGTAGTTCCGGCAGCGGCCGTAAAGTATTCGATAAAAAATACTCCCTTTGCTACGGGATAGGATTCATTTACTCCAACCAAAATTATTTGATTGTTTATCCGAGCCCCTTCCATAGCGAGCGAAGAGATTGGTTGTCGGTTACGCGAGAAATATTGAGCCATTTACATCACCTTATATTGTATTGAACAGGTTGATATTGGACTGCGCCACACCGATATTCCTGATTTCTACAAGCACATTTGGCTTGTAATACTTTGGAACGCCATAGAGGTTGATAAGACCCTGGCTCCCCCGGAACGTCTTCGCCAGATCGGTGTTGTGAATCGGAAGAAGCTGACTGAATGCCAGAACCCGATTCTCCCCCGCCGTAGTCTGGTCGATAATAAACATTCTTGCCGTTCCCGGAATAATGGCGTTCAAATCTCTGTGAGTTACAACCAGGAGAGGATTCACCGCATTTGCAGCGATGGTATCCATGTACCGGAAAACTCCGCTTCCTGCGACCTGCTCTGAATAGATTTCAAAACATGTAGGAAGTTTCGCTCCGGCGTCACCAGCAAACGGTGTGATGGCGATATCGAGTGCGCCGGTGGCAGCTACGGGAGCGCCTGCCGCGACAAGCGCACATGCAGCCGATTTTCCGTATCTGTTACGAGCGACGACTCTGTACCGATATGCCACCCCTGACGGCCTGGTCGTACCTGCGCTAAAAAGAGATCCAGCCGCGCCGGCTCCGATATTTGCGATAGCGATTGCGGGAGTCGAGGGTGCCTTGTCGGATGTTGCGCCTTCCGTCCACACGCCGGTTGCATTGTTGTACCACTGTGGAACGGATTTGGATTCGTATGCGAGTCCGAGAAGTTTATCCATTCGAGGGACCATCATGCCGAATGCGCTCATGATCCCGGTTATTTTCCCGCCGATGGTTACTCCACCGGATCCCATTTCGACGATTTTCCTGTCGCCCGTGGATGCTGCCTGGGCCTCAATAATCGTTGAAATATTCTGGAGTCCCGCAGGAGACACGTAGATTTTCGAATTCTCTACATGGCCATTACCTTCGGTAATGAGTTGCCCCATGAGGTTAAAAACCGCCATGCTGACATTGCCGCCCCGGAGATCCCTGGTCTGCTGTGCATTCTGACCTGCAATAGTTGCGGACAGCCCATTGATTGCTTCGGGTATCCATGCGCTACTCGCATCATATAATGCAATATCAAGGTTTCTGAGAAGCCTGGTCATGGCAGCTCTTTGCGATCGAGTCCGGACATCGATGATGGTATTGACCGCCTCGGCGACGTCGCCTACGGTCCATCCTTCGGACATGTATTTGACAACCGCGATTTGTTTCAGAATATCAGGATCCCGGAATTCCGGATTTTCCATCTGACTTACGAAACCGCCGTCATTGATACCAAGTCCAATCTGCTGATCATACTCTTCGACGGTCGAGAACGCTTTTATTTTATTCACATCCTGCCAGAATGTGAAGTCGGTTGCATTCAAGGTAAGGTCTGCCAGCATTCCCTCCAAGGATTGCATGGTGATGACTCCACCGCTTGTACCGTACATGTCCGCGACACTTTCCGGGGCAAGCAATGCCTTTGTAAGATTTTCAATCTGAGACGCGCTTGAAATACTCATCTCAGAGTCAGCAAGCATGAGAAGTTCATTATCCATGGTTATTTACCCTCCTTCTGTATCAATTCAGCGATATATGCGCGTTGGGCAGGGTTCAGGCGCTCAAGTCTCTTCCCTGCTGTCTCAAAGGCAGAAATAACCATTCCCGCTTTTTGATCCCCTGATTTTGTGGCCTTCATCAACACGGAATATGCGACGCCATTGGTTTCAGGATTGATTGCAGATGCTTTCTGCATTTCAACACTTGCCGTTACTCCGCGTCTTCCCTGGGGTGTTGACAGAAAGGTATCGAGTCCCTTCGATGTTTCCACCTGAACCGCAGCAGCCTTTCTCATGAGGTCGAACGATTTATCCTGCTGAGATGCGATATACGAAACCTGTTCGGAAAGATTTTCGATTGCTTTCGCCATGGAAGAGTTTACCTCTCCCTGCGCTTCAAGAATCGGTTTCAAATCCACCATTTCAACAATCGCGCCTTCAGCGTCCATGTCAAGCTCAGAGACGGCCTTTTCCATGTTCTCATTGAATATTCCGACTTCTTTTGCCATCTTGCCACAGGCTTTTTTGTTTTCTTTCATATAACGCTTCATATATTTACGCATATATGATTCGTCATAATCTTTTCCTTCTTCATCGTCTTCTTCGTCGTCTTTTTTCTTACCCTTGCCATCCCCTCCTTCGGCTTTAAATAGTTCACCCGTTTCGGGATCATTATTTATAGCTTTTTCGAGCGCCTGGAGGGAATTTTCAGAGACTACATCCGATTCCGCTGCCGCAATAATTTCATCGGCGACTTCCTCGGAAATTCCTTTTTGTAACAGTTCTGCTTTTGTCAACATGATGTTACGTTATCGCTCCTTTCTTGATTTAAAATATTTATCGATAAGTCTGAAGGACTTATCTCCAAAATCTTTCTTATTTTGTGATTCAAAATGTTTTATATATTCAGCTTTTGTAAGCGGAATTTTCTTGTTTTTTATTCCGAGAATTGTATCAAGGAGATCAAGGCTTTCATTTTCATTAAAAGTAAGAGATACTGGGTTTCTCTCCAAATCCTGCCTTGCGATGACTCCACCACTCGTTACCTGCATGTCAGCAACACTTCCCGGAGCCATGAGTGCCTTCATGAGTACTTCTTCATGATTCGCAATGCTAGTATTCTTGCTGAAGATATTCATGTTATCAAATTCACATAAAATATCATTTGCCTTTTTCAAAAGACGCACATTGAGTCCTGGTTCTCGATTAATAACAGTATTTGAAGGTGCAATAGCAAGATGGTCCCATCTTATTTTTGGGATAATCCGATGCTTTCTTCCACTTCCATCCATGGCCTCGAGTACCACTTTGGATCCACCAAGAGACGCGGCATAGACGGGCTGATTTGCTTCGAGATGAGGCAACATGTTCACGACAATGGGATGACTTTTGGTGAGGTGCGCAGTAACAATGGGGAGTCCCTTCTCCCACCGGAATGCGACAGGTTTTCCGATGATAGCAGCGTTTTTTTCTTCTTTTGTTAAATTTGGATTTCTACTTTCATGCCAGAATTCAAGAACGCCAATATCTAAAAATTCTTTTACCGTCTCCGGGTTAAAAGCTTCCTTGAGAACCGTTTCATTCTCAGTGTCTTCAGTGAGGTGATTTGCGATTATATCAACGGCAATAACCGATGAATTTTCGGCTTTTAAAAGATTTTTTACGGAAAGTCCATTAATCTGAAAAATCATGTCGAGTGAATGGCTCCTCTCTCAGTATGACATGATTTCCGTATAATGCAGGATTGTTTGTGTATTATCGCAATATTATATCATATGCAAATAGATGTCAAGAATTTATTTTAATAATATTCTTGCAATTTTTGCATTTTACCCGGATGCATCCGGTTTTTTTATCTTCATGAAAGAGTGTTATATTGCGGTATAATATTTCATTTTCATTTTCAATAGAATATATTGAACCGCAATTTGGATGGGGACACTTATTCTTTTTTCCATTCTCGATGTTTATACCATACATTTATTTTTTACCTTCATTTTTTTGTTTCGAAATCCGCTTCGCTCTTTCCTGAATATTCTCTCCGCCCTGCTCCACGGCTTCACCCGCGGCCTGGACTCCGCCTTTCCCCGAGAACGCTTCGGCAAGAATATTGGCTACCTTTTTAAGCGCACTCTTTATCGCGACACGATGTTCTTCGGAAACGCCACCTTTTTTATCTTTTTTATCGTCATTTTTAGGTGGTTTTTCCTCGGGTTTCTCCTCTTTTGGCTTTTCCTTTCCTTCTTTCACCGGCACCCATTTCCCCTCGGAGACTTTTTTCCGGCCCTTCGAAACGGTTCCTACCGGCATCTTCTTTGCCTTTTCGAGAGCCTGGAAAAGATCGTTTGATGCTTTTTTTAATGAACTATTAACTTCCATTTTCGCACTCTCAGTCGCTAATTTGTAGAAAACTTTCTCAAGATCATGCGGATTGATTTTTATTTTTTCTGCAAATGCATGAACCTTGCTATCAGGAGGGTTCGGATTCTTTGACAGGAAATCGATAACATCCAATTCAATTTTTGGGCGCTTAACTTTCGCTTGTTTTTCCATGGCGAGAAGTCGGGTATAATAATCTTTTATCCCGCTTTCCCCGCCGCTACCGTCAATATGATTCTGCGCGATATGCCGATAAACTTCCAGCGCCGGAGGCATTTTGCCGTGATTTTTCACGTATTTTGTTATAAAATCAACCGTTGGCTTATGCTCTGATTCAATTTTCGTACCGGTTGAAAGCTGTGAGGCTTTTTGCATGGGTTTCCGATTCAACTCCGCACCCGTATCAATCAAATTGACGATTTCTTCCTTGCTCATGTTTTTATCTTTATGCAATTGAGCTACGCGATACACTGATCCAACAAAATCAAGTTTTTTAAGGACATCAGGACGATTTTTTTTCCTTTTCTCTATAGCAATTTGCTTATTCACAGCATCAGAATTTTTTTCAAGTTGTGACATGGACATTTTCGCCGCTTCCATAACATTTGTATGGACTTGGTCGTCAGTCAAAGAATTCGGATTTCGATAATCTCCCATTGGAGAATCTGCCATTTTTTCTTTTCTATCCTTTAGCGAATTCTCTCTTATGACGTTATTAAATTTTTCCTTTCCTTGTTTCAATAAAACATCTTTTGCCGCCTCAATTGCTCCATTTATAGAAGTATTCGGACGGGCAAGACTCAATCCTGTCTTTTTTTCCATGGCATAAAATCCGCCACTCATTTTCATGATAAAAACGTCTTCGCCCCATACCTTGAATGTTTTTCGAATATCTTTTGGATCAACTGGCTTCACATCCGGGCGAGAAGGCGTCCCCGCATTTCTGACAAGATCTGTTTTGTCTAACTTTGTCGGCTCCCATCCCTGAGATGCGAGGTTGTCGGAAGTTTCTTTTGCAGATTTGTCTTCTGTTTCTTTTCTGGAATCAAGATATTCCCTTATCTCTTTCGGAGACTTAAACATCCTATCTTCATAGGTTTTGTCTTCTTTTACCGTATTGCCATCAACTCGAATCCGATATCCGTTCGAACCGATATTATCAATTTCGATTTTCTTATCATGATATTTTGCTCGAAAATTTTTCCCAAGTTCTTTATCGTGATGAAAATTTATTCCTGATTCTTTTGAAATTTTATCTGCTGCGATATCTGGAAAGTCATTCATGTCGGATGGACTTAGTTTTTCTTTTTTTTCAACAATTTTCCGATATTCATTTTTTGTTTCACCACGATCAATCCTTTGCCTTTCGTCAGACAACCTGTAAATTTTATTATTAAGTTTTTCTATTTTAATAGAATCTTTTTCGTCTTTTTTCCACCCCGGATTATCCTTCTTTATTTTCTCCTGCTCATCATTCGCTGATTTTAATTCCTTGTTAATTTCATTTCTTTTTATTAACATATATTCAGAGAATGAAGAAAAATTGTCTTTTCCCTTTACCGCTTCATCGAGCTTTTCGGCGGCGGCGGAAAGAGGAGATTTCTCCTTGCTCTCCATCTCTTTTATTTTTTTTGAAAGTTCATTTATTTCTTCGCGTGTCTTTTTTTGAATGGGACTCGATGGAAATTGCTTGAGTGCTTTGGTCTCTAATTTCGACTTATCTAATTTCAGTTTTCTCAATTCTTCACTATCAGTTTCTTTTATCCCCAATACAGAGGCAGCTTCTTTCTGCTTCTCTGACATAATTTCTCTTTTGTCACCTTGCTTTTTCTCAAAATCATACGTTTTATCATTTGATTTAATTGCTTTATCTATTACTTCCTTGCTTAGAGGAATCCAATAATTATCTTTAATATGACTTTCTGGATTAATTCCTATTTTATTAAGATAACTCATAATCATCGTTTTTCTATTACTTGGGATTTCAGTATATAAATAATCTCTTTTTTTATTTAATAGATAATTTTCATCATTTTGTAAATCAACACCAATTTGATTCTTTATAAATTGTACAAACTCCTCTTTCTTGCTCCCAACTTTTCTTTTCGATGATTTTTCGCCTTCTGCCTTTTCTGGCGTAATTGCACTTTTGCCACTCTGTTTTTCTATTGTTTTATGTTCAAAAACTTGCATATTTTTGGTTCCCAATTCCGACGATGCAAATTCTTTCGCAGATTCAGAATCTTTGGCTCGCACTCTAACTTTTTTAAATGAATCATTATTATCTACGACAGTAAATGTCTTTAACCCTTTTTCTTTATTTTCATTTATTTCTTCATCTGTTGGAATATAGACGCTATTAACCGGAACATTTGTTGTCATTTTTTGGCCGCCGGCATTTTTTCCTAAGTCCAGTTTGATAAATTTATTTCCGTTATTATCTTCGAATTCTTTTATTACCTTTCCTTTCATTCCAGGATACATCGGGCCGTACCTTGAGCTAATTAAAACTTCTTTCCCACTTAAATTTTCTAATTTTTCCCCTTCTCCCGATATGATTGCACTTTCGTCAACGCCTTCTTTTTTTTGCCCATCCATTCCCCCAACTATTCCCGCAATTTTCTTCATCAACGCCGTATCCCATTTCTCTCCACCGCCAGACGATTCCCGTTCTTTCCCGATTTTAGGCTTTTCGGTTTTTGAACTAGATTCTTTCTTTTCTCCTGGCACTTTGCTGAAACGGGCATCCCACTTATCTTTATTGGAAAGATATTCATTTAAGTGATCAGCAAATTTTTTTAAATCAACCCCAAGTTTTTCTTTGTGATTTTCATATATTTGTTTTACTTTATTTTTTGCCTTAAGAGTAGTATCGAGTCCAAAAAATGACAATATACTTGCCCATACGCGACCCTCCTTGTCCCCTTCCTGCTCGGGTACTTTCCCTGTTTTTTTGTATTCGTCCCATTGCTGTCTTGTATAAAAATAATTATATCCTTTCCCTGTCGATTTTGGAACACGTTTAATATATTTATGACCGGATCGCTCTGATGCTTTTGACATCTCTCCCATTTTAATAATATGTATATTCCCGCCTTTATATTGAAGCGCAACCTTTCCATTCGGAGCATGAAACATTCTTTTCTCGAAATCCATTTTACCGCCACGGAATATCGCACGATGTTCATCGGACATATTTTCCATGTACACTCGAAATTTTTCATGTAATTTGCTTGGAGTACTCACGTCTTCCGGCGATCTCTCCCCGGACGCTTCGGAGTGCTTTTTCGCTCCCGGATGATCTGCCACTAATTCCCATTTACTTTCGCTTACTTTTCTGTACGTTTTGCCATCGGCCCACGTCGCAGTTTCTCCCACTGCTGCTTTTTTAGCTTTCTCCATGTCTTCGGAATTGTTTATTTTAAGAAAAATATTATCATAAATTTTAACGAATGCTTTTTTCATTGGTTTCTCTTCTGTACTGTTATCATCTTTGAACTCTTCGTCTTCTTCCATATACTTACCACTTTCTTTTCCAGCAATAGCTAAAGCCTGCTCTCTGCTTTTTACAATTTCTCCATTTCCCGATCGCAATGTTCCCATTTTAAATTCATGCATTACCTTTTCAAATTTTTTGTCGCTTTTCATATATTTTGTACTCGATAAGGCTTCCCCCATTTTATCGACAGGGTTCTTGCCGGAAAGGGCATCTGCTGCGGAATCAGCAAGTCCTCCCATTAAAGATTTTTCGAGCTTTTTATATGTACCATTAAAAAAAATAAAAAATTTAGACATTTATTTTCTCCTGAAGAAAAATATTTTATTCGAAGATTTAATAATGGCTTTTAATAATATGTCATTCTCTTTTAGAAATTGTTCACATAAAGGCATTATCTTTACGACAAATTTATTATGTTCAACATATTCATTTACAATTTTTGCTTTTTCGTATAATTCTTTTTCAGTGCCTTGTTTTATCGCATAATACTGTTCCATTGCCCTTGCAAAACATTCGCACGTCCGATTATAATAATCTGCCCCAACAGCTTTCCTTGTCTCGGGATTTATTTTTAAATTCATTGATCTTCTAAAATTAGAAGCGACTTTATTGGCAATGGATCCATCTTTGTCAGACGAAAAATGATAATCATCTTTTGAACCAAGATATGAATCCATATAATGTGCAAATTCATGAGCGAATGTAAATCCCCTCCCCTCAATGCCCGTATTAGATATCGCAATGCATTTATAACGATCGATAAAACATCCAATTGCCTTGGATGCATGCATTCGTTTTTCTCCAGCATAAGATATTTTTAATCCATATTTTTTTGACATTCCGGATCTATCGCCAAAAATAGAATAAATATCATCCAGCAACATGCCTATTTTGGTAGTATCTTGATCATCTATTTCTGTTCCATTCTGACGTTTTATCAATACGCCTTTTGATTCAAGAAGCGTATTTTTTGTTCCCACATCTCCATATGATGTATCTTCTCCCTTTTTGAAAGTATTGCTTTCATCATCATATTTTTTTTGTAGGCGCAAATCATTTATTTTGTATTCGAGTTCTTTTAACATCAATTGATAATTTTCAAAAATATCCATATTCATTTTTGTAGCGCCGGTGAATTCAGAGACGGGAGCTTTTAATCCGGTAAAATCCTGAATCATAAAAGCCTGAGAATATGACATTGTTGTTGCATCAACATTTACTTTCTTTGGTCGAATTTTGGATCTTTTAAATGGAGCATACGGCCATTGTTTTCCCTCAGCAAGCATTTTATCTTTTCTTTCATTATATCTTTTCTCTTCGCGGTTTTGCTGTTCTTCATTTTTCTGAATTTCCTTCGCAGCATATAATTTACGATAATAATCCCAAGTCGCCGCTAGTGTTTCGGCACTCATCTCGAAATAATTTCTTTTTCCAACGGCATTTTCACTATATGCCTTTCTCGTAGCCTCATCGACTTCTTTCCCCTCAAAAAAGGTGTATGCTGAACGCTCATCGAATTCTGATCTAGTCGTAGGAGTTGTCCTGGCAACGGGGTATCGTTTATCTACGATTATATATTTATTCGGGCCGATTCTAACAACATCAAAATTTTGATTTCTGCCAGTTCTTCCTGCAAATGATTCGAAATCCATTTCCGGAATATATGATGGTCTGGGAGCATTCAATATTGTTTCTTCATTCGCAAGATATACATCTTTTGGAGATATTTTTGAATAATCATTTATTTTTACTGTTCTCTTGTTCCCTTCTTTTTCTTCCGCTCCTAAGTATATTTCTTTCTCGTATTGAACAGGCTTATAGTTGATATCGGGAACAGTCATTGTTTTGGCTTCATTATTTTGTATCTCGGGATATTCCTTTAGTACATTCGCTGGAATTACTTTGTTGTCTTTTATCGCATTTTTGATAAGACGTTCATGTTCTGCCTTTGCTTTATTCTCTCTTATCGTTAATTTTCTTTTTAACGATTTTGCTTCTGCTGAATTTTTGTCTTCAAATTTATCATATATTTTTTGAAGATAATCCCATGAAGGATTTAATCTGAAATTTTCATCAATTTTACCTTCTATATAATTGGTGAGTGTTCTTTTGTCATTTTCTAGATGACTAGCGGTTATATTGTATCCTGGCTCTCCGCTTTTTGTTCTTTTAAGCATGGATTCTCTTGACTTTATTCGCTCTTTTAATTTATCAATTATATAATTATTCCTATATTCAAAAACGCTTAAACGATATTCGTCGAATGTTATCGCCCATGGCTCTTTTGACAAATTTTCAATTACCGCTTCGGATTCAACTCGATTCTCGGGAGTCGCTTCTTTAATAGCCTCCACTATTATTTTAGTTTTTTCTTCGACTGTTTTTCCTGTTTGCGGACCTGTCTTTTCACCTGGTTTACTTTCCGGCATAGTCTCAAAATTATCAGGTGCCTTTTCTCGATCAATATATTTTACCTTATGAACGCCATTCTCATCCTGATTGTAATGAAGAAAATTTTGCAGGCTGGATTCCCATCGACCACCCGACGGGTTTCCGCTTACGTCCATTATTATCTTTCCTTTCGGTAGTCGATATACTTGACCATTCGCATTCCAGTATTGTGCTTCATCGCTTTCGGCAAATATTCCATTTTTAGGAATAGATTCAGCGGATGGAACTCCGATTGATTCACCTGGCCCATATCCTACCGGAGTGACATCGGTTACGGTGTATCCTTTATCTGCTATTTCCTGCAAATGAGAAGGAAGTGTTTTTCCTTCTTGAACTATCGACTGTGTAATTGGAATGCCAATTTTTCTTTTTGAATTATTAATTGATACTTGAACTGCGGCAAGTTCTTCATTCGACATTTTTTCTCCAGAAATTTTCTTTCCAGATTTTAATATCATTTCTCCTTCCGCTATGCTATTTAATATTTCTTGTCTTTGATGACTATCAATTTCAATTTTTCCATACAACCCATGTATCGCTTTCATAACAGCGAGTTTTATCAAACTTTTCGGCTTTTCCTTTTTGGCGGAAGTTTCTTTCTCGCCCGGTTTCTTATGCGTAGCTTTCTTCTCCGCAGGTTTTTCTTTATTAAAAAATGCTGTCCATTTATCCTTGTGCAAAAAATATTCCGATAGATGAGAGGCCCATGACTCAAGAGTAATGGAAAAACGCTCGCTTATAGCATTCGCCTTATAATCCTCTTTTACTTTCTCTTTTGCCTGGCGCTCGTCACTAAATCCGAAAAGATTTTTTATCGCAGTAAGAAGATTGAATTTTCCCTCTTTTTCTTCAGGCAATATCCCGCTACTTTTATAATCCTTGAATTGCTGTTGCGTATAGAAATAATAATAACCTTTTCCCGTCGGTTTCGGCACTCTCTTGTAATATTTATGCCCTGCGCGTTCGCCTGCTTTTGTCATGTCGGCCTCTTTTAGATCGAATGTGCCCCGATTGCCTATTGCGGATTTTATTTGAGTGGGAGAAAAGGCGATTATTTCAACATTTTCCCTATCACCACGCCATGCCACAATTCCATCGAAACCATTTTGAAAAAGAACTTCTGGATTCTTAAAAAATCCACCCATCGTAAATTCTAAACCGATTTCTTTTGCGCGATCTCTTGTTTTTCTTGCGGACTCATGTGTTCTGAAATCAGAAAAAAATGGTTTTTGAATTGATATATATGCTGGAATTATATTCGGACTTCCACCCCTGTTCTTTGCATAATCCCATGCTTCTTCACTTGAAGATGAAAAATAAAAACCTGGACCATAATATCCAGAATCATTTGCCATACCTTGCATATCTTTGTCAAATTCAGAAAAAGTACGCACTGTTCCATGATACACCACAAGCGGCTTGCCCTTGCCATCTACCACCTTGCTATCGCCGAACCACTTTTTGAACTCGGGAGTTTCGGTCTGAGAAGTTTTTTTGTCTTTGTATTTTTCTTTTATTTGTTTTTCTGATATTTCTTCACCCTCTTCCAATTTTTTGATTCCAACTGTATTATTTTTATTGGATTCAAAAAAAATAGCTCCATCATTTGTTATGATTCCATCATGTTTATCGAAAAAATTTTTTTCATAAAGAAAATTTATAAATTCGACATTGTCCCATGCGCCTCCGGATGAAACTATTCTACTAGGGTTTAATTCTTTCTCTATTTTATCGTCAGAGGGAATATCAATATTTTGTTCTTTAAAAAATTCTTTTGTTAAATTTAATAATTCAGAATTAACTCCATTCAAGGTTTTATCGGTTGGCTTCATTATCCTAAGAATATTTCCGTAATGTCTGCTTTCCTCTGGATTATCTGACGCAAATATTATTTCTTCATCAAGTTCCTTATCGTTTCTTCTATAATTATAATATAATTTTGCATTGCCAGATTGATTAGATTTATCTTTATTTTCTTCTAATTTTTGGCCTTCTTTCTTTCTTTCTTCCTCTTTATAAAAATAATTCCATCCGCCTTTCCCGTCGGATTCACGACGAATATATTTATGATTAGACCGCTGCTGACCCTTGGCCTTATTGAGTATTCTATACCGCTTTGAATAATATTCAGGATCTTCTTTTAATCGTTTCAACGCTATAATGGACGCTATTTTCGGGTTATCATTGGATTGCATTTCAATCTCAATGGCATCACGTAATGCCTGCGGGGAAAATGTATCGAAGATCACTTATTATGCCTTTTCATCTATAAAAATTGCATAACAATAGAACATGTTCTTTATTTTGTCAATTATATTTAAACTATTCAAAACAATCATTTTTTTCTTAAAATGAGAAAAAAATTTCTTGATAAATCATACTGATTAGATTATCTTGTCTATATGATAATTGATGAAAACAATAAATCAGAAGAGGACAAAAAATGAACTTAGTAGCAGCGATTGTCATCGGATCAATTATTTTGTCAGTTACTATCTATGTATCCATTATCGATAGATCAGGCGAAATGAAATAATTGATTCTGATCAATTCTATTAAAGCCGGGAATTAACCCGGCTTTTTTATGGAGTAAAAGGTTCATTCAAATTTCCTTTCTTCAGCCATTCCCTCAATTTTTTCGTATTTATTTGATGAATCGATCCGATACCATCCCATCCCTTCGGATAATTCGAGAGATATATTTCTTGCGCTTCCTCTGCATTATCGGCACCGAGAACAACTTTGATTTCGTCAAACATTCCATCTTTTACCTGATTTATGACAAATGCACGAGAGGCCGACAATTTCGGGCCGATAAAAACGTCAACTTTATCGCCATCTGCCGTGTCCTGGCCGCCATCGTTTGCGATATAGCCATAATGTGCCTTCATTCTCTGAGCCCAGCGCTCTCCCCGCATCCACCCCTTCCCGAATCTCCATGATCCTTTCGGATTCTCTATTACAATATCGAGTCCTTTAAATTTTATTCGGCCCTTGGAATAATTGCCAGATTCTTTTTGTTTTTCCGTAGGTTCGGTTTCTATGTCCATTTCAGCTAATTGCTCGACAATTTTTTCGATTTCTTTTTTATCAGCAAATACATCTTCGATCACGTCAATGATGTCGTCATTCCGTTTCATAGCATTGATGGCCGTACCCCCGGAATCACGCCATGCCTTGCGATTTCCCACCATATCATCGATTAAAATACTTTTTTCATCGATAACATATTCTTCTTTTTTATCGGAAAAAATTACATCATAACCTTGACCGAAATTAAATATCAACCAAGATATCTTATCTCTCCTGCACTCGGTCATTCCTTCCATGGGAGTTGTAAGAAATATTATCTTATATCGATTTTTCAGCAAATCAAACAACTCCCGTCCCTTGTCCAATACCGGAAGGGTGCGGAAAAAATTTGGTTCCCCCTGGACGAACTGCTGTATTGTAAATTTGTCGTCTTTATATGCGTCTCTGCCGAACGCAAGACGATATCCTTTCACAAAATCCGCGACAACACCATCCATGTCAAAATATAAAATCGGCTTATCTATTCCCGCCTTTTCCATTTTTTTATATCCGATGTTTTCCAAATCTATTTTTTTATCACGTACTGGCACTATGGCTTTTTCCAAACTAACGAATTCAATTCCATTCTCATAGCGCTCTACATTATTCAAGACATGAATTGGTAATTCGATATCTTTTATACGGTCTAACGCCCCAGCCTTGCGAAGATACTTCCCGCTACTGATATCGAATCGCGGATTCAAATATTCTGTTATTTCCGATTTCGCTCCCTGCCATATGTCAGATATTTTTTTGTCGTGCGCAATTCTTGAGAAAACATCCTGAAGTAGCCTTAATCCTTTCGGTTCCTCGAATTCAAGAATATTGCAGAATGATTGATGTACGAATAAACTCTTGAGATACCATTTATAAATAGTACAAAAAATTTCTTCCGGCGAAGACATCTCCCATTCATATTCATATATTGCGGATCTTCGAAGCGCCTTGGCATACAATTTGAACGCTTCTTTTTCTTCATGATTAAGGCAATCACGCCAGAACATATGACCGATTTCATGAAAACAATTATCAACGCAATTATCTCGGGAATAAATATTAACATTTACTCCGATCAACATCGATACAATTTTTTTCTTCTTCTGTTCTTCTGATTGATTCAGAAAATTAAACACTGCGGAATGAGGGGGAAGGAAAACAGGCCCAACGCAAAGCTGCCCAAAAATCGCATTGAAATCAGAAACCGGTTCATCCCATTCATTTTTTCCGGATATAGCGAAGGGATCCCCGGACGGGGCATTCTCCTGACTTTCTTCTTTTATTTCTTTTTCTACGACTATAGCTTTTACCATTTTATCGATAGTAATCTTTTCATTATTGCTACTGACAAATTTTCCATCAGGATCGTATCCTATGAGAAAATTATCTTTTATGATAACTGGATTTTTTTCATTTATTGCTTTTTTTAATTCTACAGGTTCATATTCTCCATATGAAATAATATAATTATCTTCCAATATTTTTTTTGCCTTTTCGAGTGATTCCATTTCAATATTTTTTTTCGATAATTTTATTATTTCTTGCCTTTCCATTATTTTTTCCTATTGAAATTTTTATTTTTAATAGTTTATTATTCTTATTTTTTTTTGTCAATTATAAAAAAATAGTAATAATTAGTTGACAAATTAGACTAATTAGATTATCTTGTTAAGTATAAAGATAAAGAAAAACAAGGGAAGGCAAAGGCATGGAAAACAAGCGCAAATTTAGTGAAAAAGGAACGGTCCCCTTTGATGAATTTTGGAAGATATTGCTTTATTCGGGCAAGGATCTCCGCTGGGGCGACGCCCATAATCTTTATGAAGATTATAAAGAAGGAATCAAGACGCAACTTCACATATTCGAATCCGCAATGGAATCAATCAATTGGATGGATGCAAAAAAAGACAAAGAAGAAAAAACTGCTCGTGCATTAATTGGTTAAGTCCGAAACGGGCTACGGCCCGTCTGACCGTAAAGCGGTCACTGAAGATGGACAAATAGGAAAAGGAGAGTTAACATGTCAATGTATTCTCAAATGATTAAAGAACGTCTCACCCAAATGGGATATATCGAGAAATATGACCCTCGCCACATAGAAGGGTACATGAGACTAGCATATTCCACTCTCGATTCACTATCATCAATACATTTTAATAAAGAAATAAAAATATGTATTGAGTGCATCAATGCAGACGGGATTTTCAATGCTGAAAAATTGGCTCAATCATTCGGTTTATAAAATTACAAATCTACAAGGACAAAAAATATGAAAACTTTAAAAGAATACCAAGAAAAAACAAACTGCGGAACATGTTTTTATTGCAATCAAAAAGCATTTAAAAAAGGTGAACCATGCTGTACTTATCCCGAAAGCATTGATCCTTTCATAAAAGAAAATAAATGCGAAAAACATAAAGATAAAACTGAGGTGGTAAAATGATTTATCATATTAGAAAAAAATATAAAGTACAACGGGGAAATCAATTTTATAAAGATAGATCAGATCGCAATAATGGAACATTTTGCGGATCCGAAATGACCGATCATGATATTAGATATTATGAAAAAATATACGAATTTAATGAATGGGCATGCTGTCCCGAATGTGAAAAATTAAGGAGTGAAAACCGAAATGAACGCTAACGAATTGTACACCATGAGACAAAAAATGATTGATTCCGAAATCGTGCGACTCCGATGCAAATTGTCCAGCATGGCTTTAGCGCAAGCAATGGACAAGGAAAACTATGGATATGCCGCAGATTGCGAACGTGTTCAAGGGTTATTGAATGAAATAAATAATTTCTTGGGAAAATACTGATGAAAACCTATAACGAAATCAGGCGAATACTCAGTGAAGAGATAAAAGGAATGAACAAAAGAATCAAGACAATGGATAGCAATCAGAAAAAAGATCAAGATTTTCGACATGAGATACATTGCATGGGAATTCTTTTGCGCATAGAGGAAATTAACAATCTTTTAAAGAGGAATAATCATGAATGAGATACAACGACTCCGACAAAATTATATCGATACAATAAAAAAATCAGGGGAACGAGCAGGCGGGATAGAAAATCTTTCCCTGCTTCTCGGATATAGTAAATATTATCTGTCCCGCACTCTGCTTCCACGCGCTGTTTCTGGCGGCGTTTCAACCGATGCGCTATGGAAAATTGTGGAAAAACTGATAGAAAACGGCCTTTAATCTTTCAATCCCACCGACTATCCGCACGGTCTCCCTGGAATAATGTTGTTATTCCAGGGAGAACCCTCCCTTTCAACTAAATCTTTTCACCACTTCTTCGCAAAAGACACTGACAAGCTCATCTATCCGCCTATTCACTTCTTCCAATACTCGGGGGAAAACCGGTGTCGCCCCTATCGTAGGATATTTCCATCCTTTTGAATCTTCAGTCACGCATACAAATGATCCGTATCCTTCATGGTGTTGACGAGTGACATATTTCGTCAATCCCGATACTTCCTGACCGCCGGCGAGTTGTCCAGAATATTTCCCCCCGGATTTTACAATGGCATGGACCTCTTGACTCATTTCCCTGCCACCGAATTGCTTTCCTCTCGCTCCTGGCGTGGCCTTCGGGACCGCTACAGGCATTGGTATTACTATGTATTTTACCCCATTTTTCCCTATTTTTGCATGCTCGCTGGCAAGGAGTGCGTCTTTAATGCTCCACGACTTCACTCCCTCTTCTACCATTTTTGCAAACATGATATTCGGCTTATTGCTGAATTCATCAACAATTTTTTCATCAAGAAAAATCTCTCCAGTTGTATTATCTATTCTGTATGTGATGGCAGCCGCGTACTTGCTCCCCCAGCCCGTACCGGAATTCATCGCTTCGTCTTTCCAATGTTGTGCCATTCCTTGCGTCAATATAGCGATAAGTCCGGGAACTCCATTGTTTATTTCTTCCGTTATCTTATTCGCTTGCTCTTCGCTCATTTGAGACGACGCATCTTCGAGTGATTGCATGACGGTACTTAAAAGAACATTTTCATCTATATTAAAAATCATACCTTACTCCGGTTATTCAGCCGCTTCGAATATGCGACGATATTGCGGTGAATCCATTTGAATTGGAATCGGGAGGCGAGGATCCTTTCTCCATGCATCAAGTTTTTTATCCGCGACGCTTGCGGGAACCGCCTCGTAGATATTCCCATTAAATCTGACAAGATTCTCCCCCATTACTTTAGGCTTTCTATATTCTTTTTCATCTTTACTACGATATGAATAATCTACCTGCTGTGGGATAAATTTTTTCTTTACCTGGCGGGTTTCCACTTCTCCCGTTTTTGCATTGTACCACTCGGTTTCGATATTTATCGGCGTAAATGTCGCCACATTATACGGATGAGCAGGGCAACATATCTGCCAATCGTTTTCCTTTAGCCCTACATTGTTCTTCCCCGGCCATATCGCAATATCGGTATTCGGATCGATTATCCCCATTGCCCGAAGACTCTCATTTTTCGTGTCCTCTACTACCGACGATGGGATAAGACGCACAAGCGTCCCCTGCTTGCTTCGACACCACTTGCAAGTACCGCCGGTTCGTATGAAATATTTTGCTTTTGACTGATCACGAAGCGATTCCATCGCCTGAGCCTCATGTTGCGCCAATATTCCTGCTTCATATACGCTTGCGATTTCTGTTTGACTTATCCTGTGCCAATTTCTTCGCAATGTTTCAGCAGTATATTTATTGACAAGTTCCTCGTCCTTCTGAACATTCCAATATAAATCAGACGCTATTTTTATCGCTGATTTATTGTTATCAAGGCCCAATTGTATCTGCTTCCGAATTGCATCTTGAATCTCGGTATTTGTTTCTTGAACATACATTGCAATATTTGAAAAAGATTTATTAAGAATATTTTTTTCTGACTTATCAAAATCATATTTTTTATATGCTTCCATAATTGTCGATGGAATTTCTCCATCATATTGATCAAACGACACCTGGTAGAGTGATTTATTTTTATAAGGTTTTTTCTTTAAATTAAAATTTGTTGTTTCGCGTCCGAGAAGAAAACCTTTTACCGCGATATCTTCGGCTACTCTTCCGGTATGTTTTTGCCAATATTTTTTAACGGAATTATTGAATATAGTCCATTGTTTTTCCGACATTGGTGTACCATCACCAAACATGCCTTTCTTGGGACGAAATCGCTGTATTTTGTGAGGGAAAAGTGATTTGAATTTATCAAATAATGACTTAAAAAATCCTGATTTCTTTAAGTCAGTAGTTCTATTTTTAGCAAGATCATATGCTGTTGCTTCCGATAATCCGAGAGATATTCCGACCCCAACATAGATTTCGTTAATAACAGCATGCACGTATGCATCCCAATATTCAATAAGTTCTCTGATATATTTCGTGTCATGAATTTCTTTTTCTATTTCCATAAAAATAACATGCTGGAATAGAATAGGAATGTCAATAAAAAAAAGACCCCTCATGCCGAGGGATCTTTTGGTTTAATTGGAATTATCAATTATATAAAAGCGTTGCCGCCGCTTACGGTACTCTTGTACGGCATAAGCGCCGACCTCACTTCCTTCGCAGTTACAAAGGTTTTTTCCAGTATAATATCCGAATTATCGAATTTGGTGCATACAAGAGAATTAAGCAATATAATGTTATCATGAACGGCGATGCATTCAATGCAGTCCGAAACGGACACCTCCTGCGCCGAGGCCGTGGCGACTTCAATTGAACTTATGGCCGAAGAATGGGCCACCTCCGTAGACGCGAAATTACTGGAAAATATTATCGCCGTTATGATTAGCAATAACATCGAAATAAAAAGAAATATCTTTGTCATTTTCATCCCGTATTCCTACTCCTTTTAAATATTTTATCAAAAAATATAATTAACAAAATATTTTGTCAACTATTTTTATTTGCTTCATATTCAATTTCCCAATGCTCTGTTATCCATAAATTTTGTTCAGCACAAAGCATCCGATTCAATTCAGTGCATTCTTTTTTACATTCATTACAGAAATAATTCCTAATCTGAAGATATACTTGCGGCCATTCCGTAAAATTATGATTTGGGGAGGCCATTCTTCCATCCCTTAATCTCGCCGCTTATCCCATCGACGCTAGATTGCACGGTACGAATAAGATTAAATATTTGATTTATTGATTCCCTTAATTCGTTCCTGCTGGTTGTATCATATTCCTTTTCTGTCGCATGTCGATCGGCACACGCTTTATTTTGCAAATTTATAATAGTATTAGTTTTCATAATCTTGCCCTCCAATCGGACCAACCATACTATCGCACCGCCTGCTGCGATAGTGATCGTGACAAAAACTGGCAACAACCTTAAAAAAGTATCCACTGACTTCTCCTTTGTTCTTCATGATAAATTACTTTTTATATTCATTGTCGCAGTTATCGTCTCTGCGTTATTTAAAAACAATCACATTATCCCCAAAATACTATATTAAGATTTGTAACGTTTATTGTCGTATTCGCCGTATCCGATTTCGCATATACTTCAAGTTCATCATCTTGATTGAGTTTAACTATCGCCGTAATCGATATCGTTGCAATTTTCGAACTCGCTGGAAAATCATGTGGTGTTTGTGCCGAAGGGACAAGAAACCCATTGACATAAAGGGCATATGATATTTGGCATGCCTTATCAACAAATATGTCAGATACTCCGGAAAGGTGAAACACCACACCAGAAGAACCGATATATTTTAATTTATTACCTACAATAGCAAATCCTAACGCATCGCCGTCGATAAATGTGCCGTTTATCGGATAATATGTTCCAGGTGTAACTAGCAATGTACTCGCAGGAGATTCTAGACGCCGTTGCCCATGCTGATGGTTATGACCTGGTCCTATCATGGTAAATCCACTCTTATTTTCCTGGGACGAAAAAGTGCCATAATATATACATCGATTGGAAATGAAGAATCAATTTTTTCATTAACCGAATTTTCAAAGCATATAACACCTTCACTTTTAAGCGTAGGCGCTACCGCTCCGGTTATTCGAAACGTCTGAAGGAATCCTGTCGGATCCGCAATTTCATCATCATCATATAGCTTGTTTATCGTCCCTGATGTCACATTCGTAGCACATTTTGTCCATACATCCGCTATGCAATCTATTATAAGGGGATTTGATGCCATTTTATGCCACCGTTCCAAAAACAGGTTTCATTACTTTTTGTACTGTGGGGGATGCCCCGGACTGAACAACAATAAACCTTCCGACCAATACCGATGATTTTTTTATAACATCCGGTAAATCAGTCAGCATTTCGCTCTCTTTCGCCGCCGCAAGTGTTGCGAATTTATTCGACAATACCATAAATAAAACACGCCGAGTTTCGTCCATGAGTCGAAATACATAATTTATAACATATTCCCCGCCGAGTAAATTCGCAAGTCCAGCACCCGATTGATATTGAAGATTATCAATTTGTGTTATCGTCGCCGTCTGCCATGCCGCCATCGCATCCTTATAGTATTGTATCATTGTATTTCCCGGATCCTGCGTATCGACGGCAAGACATGCAATATCAGAAGTCCCATTATTTACCGTCAAAGCACTAAGTTCAATATACAAGGTGCTATGATTGAGAGTGAATTCGGTGATAATATCATGTGCCAATCTGTTTTTTTGATTTTGAAATAATTTTTCGGGAAGACCGTATCCCATTTGACCGTAAGGAATAACATATGGTGTTGATCCTATAAGCAACACGCATACTGCGGGGATAATACTGGAATAATCAAAGGATGTTTCAGCGGAATACAGCACCCATTCCGGAGTCCCTGCGTTATATCGTATTCCGATATAGTTAAGTCCGGCGGAAAGCGTTAAACTGGCCGTTGCGACATTGAATTCACCGAATATCCCCGCAAAAGCCGGCAGCGAGTATAAAAATGCAGTGCATGCAGGCATCACGTAGAATCCCCCCACGAGTGCTGTCGGGTATACAGGAAGCACCCCGGATATCCCGGCATAACGCGGGATATCCATATATGCAGAGAGTGCGCTATGGATATACGCAAAATTATCAATATCAAGACTCGTTATGACTTCGGTTATGTCTTTATTGTATATCAATGCTTCAGGAAGATTAAGCGCTACTCCCCATTTATCAATCGCCCATTCCTGTAAGATTTCGTCAACTTCATCGAGATCGTCAACGGCAAGGAGAACGTCATAATATCCCGTCAAATATTTTACTTCGCACACTCGTACATTTTTCCTTGAAACTGCCATTGTCATTACCTCGTTATAAAATTATATAATAGGTATATATACCTATTATATTACATTAATCGCACCGCTTTTTCCATTCCTTCCATGGCCTCATCTGCCATGCCGTCAACTTCTTCATCTGAGAATCCCCCGAATCCATTTTCCTTGCCTCCGGAGGGCGCTTCCTGCTGCTGTTGCGACATCATCGCTGCTTGTTTGTTCTGCATATAAATGGTATTGAGTATGATTTTACCCTCATCATTTGGAAGAGGGGGAAGATCAATTTCAGCCCGGACTTCATCAATGGTTTTTATCGTCTCGATATCTTTTTTCCTTAAATCTGCTTCGAAAGATTTGTCCCCGATATTGAGTCCATTGAATTTAAAAAGCCAATCTTTTGCGAATGAAAATCCACTTATTCTCAAAAATTCATTTGCGATAAATGAAAAACCATTAAGCATTTCACGAGTACCGCGATTCTTGGAAAAAAGTTGTTTCGCATCCTGATTCTCGGAAAGAACCTGCTGCGCCTGGTTTAACCGCAACCCTATTTCAGCACTGTCCGCGCCCATAATGGAACATGTCAATGCTCCAGTAAATTCCATGTATTTTTGATATTCCATGTCACGATTATTTGGGAGAAGATTCAGCACCTTAGCGTCACCATTAAGAAGCGGGATATTCCATTGCCCATCGGTTGACATGAAATTGGCCGCCCATTCGTCTTCAGCATCTTCGAGTTGATCTTGGGTATACCCCGATTCCCGGCCCATGGCAATTGCTATTTTGGGTATCGCTCCACGCGACAATCCATTAGAATTAAAATTAAGTGAATTGATAAATGCAACAATTGCCATATTCGCTTTTTCAGTTACAGAAAATCCCTGTTTATAATAACGAACGTCATTTAATGGGCTGGCAATATCGTAGATGACATCAGAAGCGCGGAATGCAGCGGTTATTCCGCCCCCGCTACTTCCATATAAAAGCTCCTGGACATATGCAATTTCTTCTACCGGGGGAATATTTTCGAGTCGTGCCTTACGAATAGCTTCAGATACCTTATTTATTCCGCCGCCGAGTCCTACCCCGATCATCGAAGTGGATCCATAGAATCCACCTGGAAGCACGGGAATAATCGTCGCACCATCAAGCACCCACAATGCAACGGCAAGACCCTTTCGATCCCTTTCGATTTCCCATACGACCTTATCAATAAGGATACGATCACGAACATATTTCGTAATGACATCCCTGAAAGAATCCTGTTTCGGTTCAATTCCAACATAATCGGAGCGACGGGTATTTTCCATAAAATCGATAAGGAATGCTCTCTGCTTTTCACGTTCTTTTGAGAGAGTTTCCTTTCTGTCTTTAAGTACGAAATTCCATCCCGGAGTATCGGGATCATCGCTAACACCAGAATATTCAATAGCCTGCTGAATGCGAAGAGTTATAATCGCACCCACAATGCCATTGCGTCGCTCGATAAGACGCAAAAGTCGATCCGGAATCTTGTCCTTTGGATAAATTACGTTATTAAAAGAGGTATTATTTAGCCAATCGTATTGAATGCCTTTATTGATTGACTTGAGGGTTTTTTTATCGAGATGTTTTATCGCTTCCCGCGCTTCGTTATACGCCCGAGTATAATCGATAGTCGCGGGAAGTGCGGATGAATCAACTTTTCTGACTTTACTGTGTGCTGTCCTTTGAATCATCTACAATGCCGTCATTGCCTTTATTTTTATCGGCTGTCTTTTTGTCGGCATTTTCAGACGTAGACGTTTGCCCTGTATTGTTATTCTTGGGGCTCCCTTTTCGACCGCCCTTAATTTTCAATTTCGTGTCGCCGTCTTCAAGGGGAGCTTCAAGAATATTGTTATTGTCATCTATGAAGGCAAGATTGTCAAGTTTATTTTGCGCCAATGCCAGCATATTCCATAAGAAAGTAAGCGTTTTGGCTGTTGCTGGCGTGACAACAAAACTTTTCCCCTGCCTTGCGGATCTCTCTTTTTCTTTTTCGAATGCTGCATTAAAAGCGTCTGAAAATTTCATTGTTTATTCTCCCATTTTGTTAGTTTATTATATTCTTTTCATCTTTAAACACTGTAATACTTTCAACTGTATTATCGCCTTGCGTCAAAATGACAAGACATTCATTCGGCTTGAAAAAATTTTTTAACGTATCGCTAATCCTGCTCATTGCTTCAGATTCTTTCATCGCCTGTTCCATAGAAATATATTCATCATTATTTTTTTCTTTTTTAATGATAATTAAAATTTTATCTTTTTCTTTCAATCGAATAATTCTATATGATCCAAAAATAAGAATAAAAATTTTTCTGATAAATATTTTTATTTTTTCCATATAAATTATTTTTTTTGGAATTTTAATAATCGCTGGATATAATGGCATTATTCTTCCCCCCTCATGGCTAGTTCATAATTTTTTTGCCTTATACTCTCATAAATTACAATATCTGTGAGCTTGAGAACATGAGTCTGTTCAAAAAATTTATCAAAAAATGGAACAAATTTCAATTCTCTGATAAATGACAAAAGATGGACGCCCTTCACGGGAACCACATTTGGATTGTTTTCAAGAGGAATTTTTGCTAATTCTTTCTGTTGCAATAACAGAGGCAATCTAATTACTTTGTCATATTCTTTCTGTTCCTTCGCGGGTAATTCTCTGTGACCTCCTGCATAGGCAATAAAATATGTTATATCGAAATAGATAACATGACTCCCTATCTTCTCACATCTTGGCATTTGCTTCTCCTTATTGTGGAATCGATCTAATTATATTAAAAAATTCGATAAATGGAACGATTACGTTTCCGTTACATTCCTGTAAAAATGGTATTTTCTTTTCCCTGGAAATATTCATAAAATACATCGCACCACATACGGGGCAGCAAAAATCAGGTTTTAATAATGCGTGACAATATGCACAAAGCATTTTTTTTCCTTTTCTAGAAGTGCGGAAAGGCGGCTTGGAGGTCTTCGCCGCCCGACCGAAACCGCTGTCTTTTGCCTTCCGCTACGGAATTTATATTCCACAAATATAAAACGCCATTACAATAATCTTGTCAACTCTTTTCTTTCGATTTACGACGCTCCTCTCTCTTTTCTCTTTTCTTTATTTTGAATATCTCCCTCATTTTGTTTCGAGCTTTTCTTTTTTCGTCAATAAGTTCTCTCTTGCCTTCTGATATTGTGCCAGTCAAAATAGACGGCTTTTCAATTGATACGAATTTTCCATATTTTATCAGACTAGCAAGAGAGTCAGGAGCATCATCCGGTTCGGCACCTTCTTCGTAATCTGTTATATAATTCAAATAATTCAAATCAGTTTCATGAGCCCATCGTATTTTTTTCCAAATTGGATAAATATAATTCGATATTTTTATATGCTTATTTTCAGATTCATTATAATCAACTGCCTGCATTTTTCTTTTTCTCAATGCTTTTGCAGTATATCCTTTGTCGTCGTTTTTTTCTTTATATATTGCCATGCAATTATATTTATGATATAGAGTCTCTATCGTATCCATATAATCGTCTACATGACAATTAAAACTAAATCCTATCGCCTGAAACGGATAATCTTTATTATTAGTTTTTGAAAAAAACGTAAGAGCGCCAGTATCCGTTCCTTCATATTTTGCATCAATATGTCCATAACAAGATTCCCTAAAATCCCACTCTCCAAAAAATGGATTTACAAACATTTGATTTTCGGACGCAATATGCTTTAATTCATAATTTATTGCATAGAGAGATGGAGTCGTCGTCTCTTTTATTTTTTTAAGATGTTCTTCAGTAAATGCTTTTAATTTTGTATCATGAATAGTATATTTCAATGGTTCGGGAAGAATACTCCATCCATCCATCTTGTGCCATGGCGTTCCAGAAAAACTTATTGCTTGACCAGGGTCAATAATATTCGTTCTCAATTCTCTGATATATTCCTTGGTGTTCTCGCGTTCAGCTTGGGACAAACGATCCTTTAGCGTAATAATATCATCGCAAAGAACTTTATCGCCATGACTACCTGTTATATTCGGGGACATCCCAAAAGCATTTATGTTCCCTTCTCTCGTCTCAGTCGTTTTTAACGTCCATGTCCATTTGTCACTTCTATCAATTAAAATTTTATAGTCAAATCCATATATATCTTGAAAAAGTGTATGCATTGCAGGGGTATTCATCTGGCGAGAGATTACTTTTAGAACATCACTAGCAGCGGTAAAATCTTTTCTAATCAGAAGAATCCTATCATTAAAATGAAATAGCAACCACCATATCGTTCCAACGATCATAACGGCTGTTGTTTTGTACGAACCACGATGGGCTTGAAGAGAATTATCAACAGGATTAGTAAAACAATATATTATCCATTCCGAATGAAGAGGAGTCAGTCTGTCATATCCTAAATAATTCCCAAGAAGATGAGGATTATTTTTTATTTTTCTCGAAAGGCTCTCCGAAAATTTCTTGGATCCTTTCTGCGCTTTCTTTGTCATAATTAACAGTCACAGCCATTTTCTCTTGGATCATATTAAGCACTTTTAATAGGTCCGAAAGGGCTTTCGTTTTATCAAATAATTTTACAGACTTATTTATTGCTGTTCCATATTTCGTTGGATGTTCTGTGTGATTAACGGATTGGACAATCGAGGTATCAATCTCACTGAAATTTTTTATTTTCATTTCATCGTCTTCATATTCAACCACATTGGAAATGTCAGCATTCGCAAGACGTAAAAGATTTTCGAAAGTCTTTCCTACCTCGTCTTCTTTTTTCTTCCACAGCGCATCATAATAATTTTTTATAAATTCAGAAATATTAGGTTTTTTTAGGAGATCATGAGCGCTAACGGCGGCCGCTCCATACGTTGAATTAGGAAATGTCTTCAGGTATGCTTTTGTCGCATTCCTTCCATTGCGCATATATTCCAAAGCAAAAAATTTATGTCTTGGATTTAATTTAACGCCATTTGATTTTTTTTTCTTTTTTTTCACAGTTGCCATTTATTTTAACCATTCCGGACGACTCAGAATCCATTTAATCATTTTTTCAAAACTCTCATTAAAATTTTTAGGATATGAAAATCCACTTTCAAAAAGCTTCGAGCTGTCAAGGGCATACCTGAGATCATGCCCCGGTCTACTGGAATGAAAATCAACCATTTCATATTTTAATGGCTTTCCAATTATTGAGGCGATACGTTGCGCAAGATCTAGATTGTCAATTTCTTGTTCTCCTGCGATATTCCATTCATCATATCCGTGGTATCCACGAAGAGTAAGATGCAATAGTGCTGCAGCGACATTCCGACAATGGATATAGCACCGGCTCCCCGCCTTTGTTCTATCTGAATTGGAATGAATAAATATGGTATCATTATTCAGTATTTTTTTAATGATAAGAGGAACAAATTTTTCAGGATCCTGGCGCTCCCCGAGCAAATTCATAGTATGAGTTGTTATGACGGGGATTTTATATGTATTCGAATAGGCAATCCCGATGGCTTCCTGTGCTGATTTCGAAGCTGCATAAGGATTACTCGGATAATGATATTCGAATTCCTTAAAAAATTTTCCTTTAGGAGCTGGGCCATATACTTCATCAGTAGAAAAATTTATAAATAATTCCGGTTTTACAATTCTGGCATATTCGAGAATATTCAACGTGCTTTTCACATTCTCGGTAACGAATGCTGTCGGAGATGCTATTGAATTATCGACATGGGAATTTGCGGCAATATGATAGATATAATCGATATTTCCGACCTCCTTAACGATTCCTTCTGAGATAGGGAGTGTTAAATCTACGGAAAAAATTCTTACTCTTTTATCATCATAAACTTCTATATCTCTTAACCGATCATATCCATTCGACGCATAAGAGAGTTTGTCGAAAATAACAATCTGCCAATCTGTATTTTTGAAAATATGTTCAATAAAATGATGACCAAAAAACCCGCATCCACCCGTCACTAATATTTTCTTCATTATGATTTTTCTCCTTCTTTTTTTCTATTCACATATAATGCTTCCAGCATATTGAGTATTTTTATGGGAAGTCTTATGTTGTTTTCCGATATTACCTTAACGAGTGTAGCGATTATGCCATCCTTGACTTCCATTTCTGCTTTAATGATATCTATTTTTTCCTGTATTTTTTTTACCATTCTATTTCAACCTCCATTCGTGGATTATTCAAAGTATACAATTTGAGTAGTCGTCCATCGTATACCTGGTTATCATCATGAAAAATTATTCCAGAAAGAACATCGAGAATATATTTATCAAGATTATCTCTATCCGGCTTTTTTGTATAGGGGCATATTTCATTTTTAATAAGAGCAATAAATTTTTTAGTCTGTTCTGCTGCTGTTGGAATAAAAAACCATGTAACATTCACCACAACAGGAATTCCTTTTCCTATTATTTTAAAATTATCTGACAATTGATTGCGTACTAAAATTTTATCTTTTTTCATTTCTTCAGATTGTGGATTATACCAATGATCGCCGCCTTTTCTGGATCGTTGCTTCGCTTTCGGTTTTTCTGGCAATGTTATCATCAAATAATTAGTCATACCGGTATATTTTCTTTTTTCGTCCTCTTGATGTATCAAAAATAAGAGATATTATTTCCTTATCCAATAATTCTTTTATGATATCATTTCTTTCTTTTTTTGTCAAGCACTGTGTCCTCTGATTTAATTCCGATGCGGACAATCCTGTTTCTCCCGCATCCTGGATCATCGATATTATTTCCTGATCTATAAATCTCTTCAGGCGCGGACGCTCATGAGCACGTATGATTGAATTCTTTTTTATTCTGTCGAACAAGATAGAGACAGTATAGAGTTTATTATAATCAGGGATGAAGAAGGGAAATGATTCTTTTCTGGTATTTATTTTAGAATTCATAAAATCATGCATTTTATCATCAATATCCTGGCAGATATCATATTCATCATTATGAATATTGTTTTTAAATTGTTTTATATCTACATGAATTTGCAGATAATCGTCATTGGCATCATTCCATATGATAAAAAAAGAATATGATAAAGAAAGGGAATCCTCTTGAATTCGTTTGGAATTTGCATCAGAAATTGCCTGCATGAGTTTTTGTGTAGTGATTTCCCCGACATTCATGCACAATATGATAATCATTGTCATTTCATTGTCAACATTATTTTTTTAAATATGTCTACAATCAATATTTCATTGATTATTATTTTGTTATTTTTTTTACAACTAGGCCATTTTGAAAGAATTCAAATGACTTCAAAATTGCATACAAATTTGTATACCAACATAATGGTAGTACAATATATATACAATATAATATATAATATATATATATAATATATATATATATATATATTATATATATTGTATATATATATATTCTTATTTTGTTATTTTTTTTATAACTGGCTATTTTTCTTTAAGAGGTTGTTATTTATTTTAATTTGGTCTAAAAAATAAATAACAGGGTGGGCTTTGAAGTCATGGCATTTTAGAAAAAAATAACAAATTAGTAAGATTTTCCTGAACATGTGACGGAAAACCGTTTACTTTATCGCAAAAAATCGATGATTTACTTAACACATTAATTCGTGATGATATTTTATTTTGAGTATAAGCAATTTTGAAGTCATTTGAATTTGTTTTTTTATACCCACTTCTAAAAAAAATAACAAAATAATGAAAAAGAAAACCCGCCTGTTTGGAGGCGGGTTGATTGGTGGTAAAACCAGTTGGGAATAAGTTTGTGGGCATTATGGAATCCCTTAAAGCCATGAGAATAAATTACAAAGTATCGATGTCAACCATTTTTTTCCAATAAAAACATATTTTTTGGGATAGGATCATGGATGTATGTCTCAAATTCGCGTCTACGACGCTCGCAAAGGGCTCTCCACGCATTTGAATGGAAATCCTGCCCTTCTGCCCTGATCCGGTGATAATTCGTCACCTGGGGCCGCTGGGAGCCCTCTCCGAAGGCTTCCACGAAGGCTTGTCCTATGATTTCGGTCTTTTTCTGCAATTGCTTGGCGCTGCGGCCATAGAAATGAGCATACCACATAATTCTGCTCTCAGCTATAAAGTTTCGATGCGATACAATAAGATGATGGCCGTCACCGAATTTCATGCCCGGATGCCATTTTACGACTATTTTTGTTGCCTGGCGCGGTGCCGGCTGCCGATATTGCCATCGCGTGAAATAATTAAAATCAGCATTGTCGTCCATGTCCGTGGCATGATAATCTATCCAACGGCAATTTATGTATCCATAGGGATGCGCATCGAAATGAGAAAGGAATTGTTTTATCGTAGAGCCGTCTTTAAGCCTGACTATTTCATCAGCATCAACCGGCACTATCCAATTATGGCCGTCGCTATATGCCTGATTTGCCATCATGGTAAAACGGGTAGGTTGAAGATAAGCGGTATTGGAATCATGGAATCGAATTACTTTTGATTTGGTGATATTCTCGAATCGATCGACTTCTTTTTGTGTATTGTCTTCCGAATTATTGAACATGATATAAAATGAATCACATCCCATGTTTAGATGATACATTAAATTAGGGAAAATAAGATCCTGTTCATTCTTTACACATGTCACGTATGCAATTTTCATACGTGCTTCCATGTTATGCCGGAGAGAACTTTTCCTATCGTTCTAGTTGACACTCCAAATTTTTTAGCGAGAAGGTTTATTGGCATTTCGCTTTTGCGTATTTCGATTACTATTTGTTTGTTTAATTTTGAACTTGGATGCTGCTCTCCAAACAATCCTTTTTTAAGTCCCGTTTTCCTCGCATGCAGTTCATTGTAGGATTGATCACACCATTTCAAATTATGGACATTATTATTTGATTTATTGCCGTCTTCATGATTTACCATGGGTAGATTGTGCGGATTTTTTAGAAAAGCAATTGCCACAAGACGATGCACCTTGGGTGTTTTCTTTATCCCATTTTTGCAAAGTGTTACACAAAGATGTCCGCCTTTTTTATCAAATCTATGATTTTTTATAGATTCCGGATAATGCCTGCCATTACTAATTCGCTTCAGGCTTTTTATTCTACCCATATCCGAGACGGCGTAAAGACCCTCGTACCCTTTGATGTTTTTCCAGTGTTCCATTTTTAAAATAGTTTCCCCTGATCCATGTATTCTCGTATTCTTTGTCGTGCTATTCCAACACTTTTGATGTCATTATCAATAACTATGAAATTGAACCCTTCGAGATATGACGCTATTCCTGTCGTCCCGGATCCGCCCCACGGATCTATGATAATCCCTCCCGGCGGAGTAATGAGCCTGCATAAATATCGTATTAAATCGATAGGCTTTACTGTCGGATGATTATTGTATTCTCCTCGTTCTTTTTTATCAGCCTTGGAAACATAAAAAAATCGAGATGCGGATCCATTATCTCCAAATCCTGTTATCTCTAAACCTGTTTTATATTTTCCATAAATATTATTTTCTGCATTTCTTCTTCCGCATGGTTTTCCGCTTGTTTTTCCAGGAAATATTTTTTCAACTTCATCGCTACCATCATGGATAATATTTGCGGGAAATCGTCCCGTCGGTTGCGACTTTATCTGAAATTTACTTTTCTTTTTTTCTTTATTTTGAAAACAATCCTCATTTTTATAGTGCCGAATATCATATTCGCCCTGTTTTGAAGGAACCCGGCAGCCATTGATATTCAATCCACCGACACCATATTCCATAACATTATCTGCGATAGTTCCTTTTATTGGTTTTCTAGCAAGTGTTATCGGCTCCATGGCGGGTTTTAGAGCCGTTCCCCATCCGTCCCATCGTTCTGCTTCCGGAGTCGCAGGAATATCATGTTTGAATCCAGAAAAAGCAGAAGACTTATATCCTTTAGGTATATTCCTTTTTTTTGATCCTCCACTGCTTTTAATTCCACAGCCCGTATGTTGTCCTGTAATTTTTCTTTCCTTTCCTTTTTTCTTATCTATTGCTTTTCCGATATTCAATGATTTTGGAAATCCTGAACCATAAATCCATGCCAGCATATCTCTTATCTCGAATCCTGCATCTTCGATATTGCATGCCATACGGTGTTGCGTCCGAGTACCGGAGAAAGATAATACATGACCTCCCGGCTTAAGGACGCGCAAACATTCACTCCATTGTTTTACCGAGGGAACGTCATAATCCCATTTTTTTCCCATGAATTTCAATCCATAAGGCGGATCAGTAACAATGGAATCACAGAAATTTTCAGGAAGTGTTTTTAAATATTTAATATTATCAGAATAAATTACCGTATTTAGATTTTTCATGTTTGGATATAGCTCACTTGGCTTTTTTCGAATGCCTTTCTCTCGCAGAATGGATCAATTTCGGTTTCAAGATATTTTTTGACCGCAAAACAAGAATGGAATGAATCGTGCCACGCAATTATGCCGCCTCTGGAAAGATTTTTTAATGCAAGTTCGGTATCGGTTTTTACTCCTCTATATCCATGATCGCCATCAATAAATACCATTCCAATATTTTTACCCTGGTAATTAAATTTTTGGCTTTTAACATAATGGAATTCTACGTTCGGCAAGTCTTTCGCATATTTGCATAAATCATCTTTTGATGCCCTGGTGGTCATGGCGCATTCGTATTCAAGCTGTATTTCTAAAAAATCAACAGTATAAAAAGTCCGCATAGGGAAACGTGTCGCCAGTTCATAGGTGGTTTTCCCATACCACGTACCTATTTCCAAGAAATTACCCTGGCTTTGATGGATCAGCGTAAGAAGTCCCTTGATGTCATTGCAAGAAGTCGGTCTGCGTCCGAAATTTTTGAGAATGATATTATCAAATGCCGTATGAGGTTTCGTATATTCCATTATATTTGCCTGAACAGCATAGAATTCCGGCGATACCAGTGATATATATTCCGGTTATTTCGTATCCAATTTGATACGGCTTCAATATGCATGTATCCACGCGATTCGAATTTCTTCTGCCAATATTCAAGCGGTTGGTTGTTCACATGATGGATGCCCGGTTGGCCCACCTGTGCAGCACTGAAGAGGACATTGTTGGAATGACGGCATATCGTATCGATAAATGTATCAGAAAAGCACTCATTAAGATGCTCGCCAACTTCGAGGGATACACAGAGATCAAATATTTTGAATGTTGTAAACGGCTTTTCTAGGTCAACTGGCATGAAATTTTTAATATCTATTTGGAGATTCCCCCGGACATGCTCACCGTCAATCCCGAGAACATCGGTTATCCCATCATCAATACACCCATGCAGAAAGGATCCGCCGCCGCATCCAATATCAATAACTGATTTCACGGAAAAAAATTTTTGGAGCTCAGGAATAATTATTTTTGCGTAATTATAGCCATTATCCTTTATTTTTTCATACAATTCAGGCCGATATTGGTTTTTTAAGTCTTCCATAAATATTTTTTTGCCTCAAATATTATTTTTTTATAAAAATTATACAATTTTCACGATAAAATGTCGCAATGTCAACATTTCCACGCAATAAATTGGACCATCCGATAAGGGGATAAAATTTTTTTGAACAAAATTTTTCTATCCAATATTTTTGAGGTTGGCAATTGATATGCCCTTCTCCCGCCTGTCCCGGACGTGCCGCTGAAAAAATAATAATTTTATCCGCTACTGATACTAAATTGTCTATTAAAATATCGGCTTTTCCTTCCGGAATATGTTCTGCGACTTCGAGGGATACACAGACATCATATTTTCTATCCAATTGTATTGGAATGGACGTATCAAGTATTTGAAGATATTCCATAGGCACCTGCGGACAAAGAAAGGCATTGTCATCAATTTCGATACCTTGAATAATAAGTGCCATATTTTCATAGCACCATTTCAGAAATCCCCCGGATCCGCATCCGATATCAATAACTGACGATATCGGGAACAAATCATTCAGCGCGGGGATGATTAATTGCGCAAACATGTATCCATTGATCCATGTTTTTTGATAGAATTCTTTTGTGAATGGCATTTCCCCTCACGTTTTTTTTATTTTTACTTGATTGCTGGTGTAACCGGTTTTGCTGTTCCCGCATTTTCCTTGATGGCAAATCTTATGTAATGGTGTATAATACCGATGGCAATCTGCCCAGCATATCGGGCATTCTATTCTTATCGGGAATGGTTCAAGGTCTTGTACATAAATTGTTTTTATATGGCTACAATGTGTACATTTATAATCTGCAGACTTCATTCTATTATCCCTTGTTTATTTTTTTGAGATCATTTTCAAGCCAATCTCTGAAAAATTCACTTTCCTTATGGAATTCATCGATATCCCTATTTTTTATGCGAAATATTTTATCGATCGGTCGTCTCCCATCGGGGCCAAAAAAATAAAAATTGTATTTATCGAGATCCTTGTCGAGAATTTCTATATTATATACATCAGGATTATTCCATATCGCACTACCTGGCAAGGGAACGAACGTCGTACAGGCCACGATATTGAAAGGAACGCGATTCAACCAGAATATATTTTTATCAATGGTATCGAATTCTTGGAAGGGCGTTCTGATCATCAATAGAATTCTAACGCTATAATCATATGCCGATGCTAGATCGAGCGCTCGCACATTATCCATGGATGTTGCATTTTTATTGAGTCCTGTCAATACTCTGTCGTCAAATGATTCCACCCCAAATGATAATTCCCGGCACCCGGCATTCCACATAGCCCGCAGCATATCTTCGTCAAGCGGTTTCACCCGGCATGAAATACGCCAGAATATATTTTCCGGACCTATCGCATCACATAAATCAAAAACTCGTTGCCTATTTGCAGTAAAGAAATCATCACTGAATCGAAATTGTGTTATCCCATATTTTTCTTTTACATATCGTATCTCTTTGGCTATTTCTTTGGGGGACCGGAAGCGTAATTTATTGCTGTATGTCAATGCCGGAGCGGAGCAAAATGCGCATTGCATGGGGCATCCCCTCGAACTGACAATTATCGTACTGTCGCCATCGGCATAATGTTTCCCATATGCGAAGATGTCTCCGCCCTGTCGATCTTTAAGCAGATGCCTCGCGGGGAGATTGAGAGTATCGAGATTCTCAATCGCGCCGCCATTGTATAGGGGACTCATCGCATTACATTTTGCATCATTGAGAATATTAAGAATTATTTCCTCTCCGTCGCCGTAGCATATCGAATCGATAATTTTTTTATCAATAAATTCTTTGGCATATACCCCGGGCCCACCGACGACTATTTTTGCATCAGGATATTTCAGCTTTATCAGCGCACCAAATCTATTCGAATGCGGAATTTCCAGTGCCGTAGCGGTTATACCGTAGAGATGTGCCGAAGGAAGGTCATTGATTGCCTGTTCATCGGAATACGCAGCATAATGTTTTAATTCAACTGTTTTCCCCGCCGATTCCAAGGCGGCTGCTATATACATCAATCCAAGCGGTGCCTGTGCGTCCGGTTGACGCAGGAACGGTTTCGGAAGATATATTAAGCAGACATCTATCACAGCAATCCTTCTAGTATCTCGATTCTTTTTTTATTTATCTGACTCAGAAGGAGGTTTTTTCTGATGTATTCGAAGCTGATTTCGTAATTTTCTTTTCGAAAAGACGTACTTTTTATCATCTTTTCGAGATAATATGCGAAATTATCGTTGTCTTCAGCCTTGTAGTTGATTACCCCGGGGCGAAGGAATTCCGGGATATCCGGAGCGAGAGTCGCAGCCCCGACCCATGTCCCTTCAAGCCAGGCAATATTGCTTTTTGCATGAGTAAATAGAGTATTGAGCAATGGGACAATTTGAATTGCCGGCATCAATTCTCTGATAAACTGATTATAGCTGATGACATCAGTTTCCTTCAGGTTGAAATGATTCTTAATGCCATCAGTAACGAACCAGATATCATTGCCAACGAACGTCCATCCCCACTGCGGGAATTGCATGGCGACATCGTGCATGGCCCTAACGCATGAAAGTAAATCCTGTCTATGCGTTGCGGATCCTCGCCAATTGATAAAATCTACGGTTTTTTCAATATGATTAAACGGATAAAGGTAATCATTGTGTGCATTCTCTACAATATGTATGTTTCTTTTTATTTCTTCTTTGGAATCCTTGTTAAAATTTTTTGTTTCATAATATTGTTTCATGGCCGGAGTACTCATTGTTATCACATCAGCGAGGTCGAGGGACCGCTCCATGCCAGAAATTTTTAATTTAAAATAATCGTAGCTGGGGTTATCCTTTGGGATTTCATGCAGGCAATCATCGAAGTCAACCCACACTTTTATCCCCATTTGTCGGGCCATTTCGATGCTTTTAATGAGATTGTTTTCGACGGGACGTTCCAGGTAAAGAATATCGGTATTTGAAAGTATCGGCCAGGATACATTATTAAGATATTCAACCTGTATGTCGGGGTTTATTTTTCTAAGTTGCGAAAGCGGTCCTATCGACCGGTAATAACTGCAAGCCCCTTCCGGAGCAGTGTCACAAATTGATATTTTTATCATTTTTATCGTTTCTCCGTATTATTATGGATTCATATATTTTGCATACGCATAGCATTATTAAAAACGCAAGAGGGATTATTAATCGTATCATCGCAGTATTATTATTTTCTGATTTTAATACTTGCGGTAAATATTGTTGATTTTTTATTGATATTTTTATATTTGGTAATTACGATATGTTTTCTCAGTTCTGCGGCGAGATCCTGCGAAATTTTCGATTCAACTACATTTTTTAGCGTACTCCCGGATTTGATACTCGCCATGGTGCTGTCTGGGATTTCCATCCGTACCGTTATTTTAATTCCGAATATCATGTTCATTATTTTTTTTAACATTTGATTCTCCTTTAATTTTATATTTATTTTTATTCTATTTCTATTGCTTGTCAACTTACTTTTTTCTTTTTATAAGTTTTGGCCTGCCGCGTTGCTTGCGAGGGGATGTGATTTTTGCATTCTCATTTTTTTCAGGAATAGCAATGGCGCATCCGTCTTCTTTTACCTCGATACGTTCCCCGCATCGGCATGTCAGAAATCGTGCTGAATGAGTCAACTGAGTATCGGTACTTTGAGAATATTCAAATCCGCATTTGCATCGAGCATGATATTTCATGTTATCGCCATCGTCCTCGCATTATTTTCTTGATCTCTCCGGTTTCTATGCATTTAATGGCGATCACCCTGCGTTCTGCAATAGCGTCGCTCGTGCTGACAATTCCTTTGACCTTTACTAATGAATACCCGCGATTCTCCCTGTCGCGTACCCACGCCGTTATTTCGTCGAAATTATGGGCATAGATAATATCTCTGAGGTCCATTCAATTTTTATCTTCATGACTCATTGCCAGTAATCTTGGCATTTTTCCTGTCTTTGCAATTTCTTGTATTTTAGGGAGAATATGGTCCGAAAGGGGCCGACCATCGGGAAGCATTATCCATCCCATAAATTCTTTCTCAATGGTAGATATTCCGGATTCAACGAATTCGAGCTTTGCCTTGACTCCCAGCACCAGGGCTCGCCAACGTTGTTTAACCGCTTGATCGTATGCCTGCTCTGCCTGGTTGTTCCTGCGGATACGCCCTTTTTCTGTTTTTGAAAATTCTTCTTTGGTTGGAATCGGCACGGTTATTTGTATGAGAATGGAATTATATTCAAACATGAGATAGGCGGCTTTTCTATCTTCCATTGTGCCAAATCGATCTGCGCCATATCTGCGAAGGATTTTTTGAACTTCCTGCTGGGATCGTTCTACCGGGACTGTCGTATTCTGTGCAAAATGTGCCATCACGTATTCCTCTCTTGTGATAATTCATCTTTTTTTGAAATTCCTTTATTGGTTTCATTCCATTCTATTATTCTTTCTTCGAGTTCCTTCGCCCACGTTGCCATCTCGGGGATATTCCGGTATTCACCAGCATATTCGAATATCGCTCGTGCAATATCCTGTATTCGTGATCGTTCGAAATAATATTTCGGTACCACCCCGAGAGGAGGCTTCTTCCGAGAATCTTCCAAATTATCGCAATCTACACAGGGAATACAATCCTTTTCTGCCATTTCTGTAATATCTGTAAGAGTAGTTATTATATTTCCACATTTTTTGCATATTACAGGGAGACAGAAGGAAGGTGCCAGCTTATTGTGCATGTAATTGCTCCTATGATATTCTACGTTAAATTCCTTCAATTTTTTCAAAAAACCATTTTAAAGTGCCACTACGTCGTTCCTGATGCCTTTATATGCTTAAAAACCGTATGACAAAAGACGGCTTATGTCATATCCGCTCTATCTATTTCTATACTATGAAAATTCTCGTCCCAAGTATTTCCATGTTCAAGAAAATTATATCCTTTGAATGCTAATCTATCCATAGATCCCGGTATTACAAGGATTCTTCCGTCGCCTGCGAACCTGATTAATGTACAAATAGTCTCGCCGGTTATGGAGTCAACAGCACATAAATTTACAATTCCTTTTGTGGCATCATGCAATTTTATCGCCCAACTCTTTCTATTGGGAGTGTTTTTTTCATATATTTTCATACCTCTCCTTTCTGCTTTGCGCTATTCAGGTACTTTAATTTTTCTTTGAAATAAACTTTTATTTTCTCCCCGGAATAATTTTCCAAAGCGGATTCGATTTGACATCCGAGTTCATCGAGATCTTTCAATAAATTTTTAAAATGGATTTCTTCTATATCTCTAATTTTTTCGGCAACTATAGTGTTTCTGAAATCCGAAATATTCAGCGCAAAAGATCGTGAGCCGCCATCGGCAACAATTCTTTTTCCTGATTCTCTTGCTAATTTCAAAAATTGAGCGATTCTTGATCCAGGTTTTGTACACCCTTCTGAATATCTATCTTCAATACTGTTTATCCCCGACAATACGTGCGCCAATTGATCTCTATCTTTTTTCAAATCCGATAATTGATCGATTTCTTCATCTGTCATGTTCGTTGCCTTTCTCCTCTATTCTTCAATTATTTCTGTATTTTTATCAACACAGATAACTTGACGAATATATTTAAAATTGGGATTTAAATAATATCTTGTTTTCATTCCTTTTTCGTCGCATTTTTTAGACAGTTCGAAAGCGCGTTCGGTATCTATGCCGTATATTCTGCATCCAGTTTGAACGAAAGATAAAAAAATAAATATACAAATAATTTTCTTCATGTCCGTATCCTCATCTGAATATAAGAAATAGAATAAAACTAATTATTGCAGTGCAAAAAAGTACTATCTGTATTTTTATCAAAGGATTTGTTTTTTCAATTTCTTTTATTAAAAAATAAAGTGCGCAAACAATCTCTTTCATTTTATACGTTTTTCCTATCTATGTTTTTTAACGCTTTATCAATTCGACGCCGAAGACTGATATTATTTTCGGGCCATTTCCCGTCTACGGAATTGTCAACGGTATCTTTCGTTTTGCATCGGTATATCCTGCGGGGAGGTATCCCTACCATTGCGGCCTTTTTGTCGAGATCAAATATTTTCGCAGTACTCATTATATTTTTATTTCTTTCATTGCCTTTAATTTTTCGATTTCAGATTCATACTTGGCAATCCTATCCTTGTAGGATTTGACAAATTCAATTCGTTGATTTATTAAATATTCTCTTGCCTCTGCGAAAGAATCGAAATATTTATAATAAAAAGATTTCTTTCTTTCTCCGGCGAGAGATCCATTCTCTCTCCTTATGAAAATCGTCTTTTCAGTTTCCTTTTCAATTTCAATCGACTTTATGTCAATTGAATAAGTGTCAGTTTTATATTTTTTCATTCTTATTCCTTCGTGTATGCGTTGATGCCGATCTTTATCTCGGGATGATCAGGAATGGTTACATTGCCATTTGTGCTGGCAACGATGGTCGATTTCTCGCTTTTGCTTTTTCCAAATCGTTTTTCGGTATCGATTTTAATAACGAGGGTATCGCCTTCCATCTTCATCTCTATGTTTTGCATTATGATTCTCCTTTTAAAAAATAATTTTTGGAACGATTGAAAAGAAATCATCTGTTTCTATTTTATTTTTATTCTCAATATCATTTATAAATATTTTGTCATTACTATAGTTGTTCCTTCTTCTTTGTAGAAATTCTATTCTTGGAAATCCGAGGATTACGTTTCCTGTCCAAATGCGCGGCTCATGATATGAATATATTTTTTTCATTTTTAGTGTATTTGAAAATATTCTATTCTTCCATTTTCGATTTCAGCAAATCTTGAAATAATAATTTTCACTCCTGCATATAGCGAATATGCGATAAGGCTCGATATCGGGAATTGCCCGGAATCGACATCCTTTTTGCTCACGAGGTAAATTTTCATTTCCCGTTTTCCTTCGTTATTATCCCTTCTGCCAATTCCATCCATTTCCGATAACTCATGTTTTCCGATAATTCGAGCCCAAAGAGAACGGTTTTGGAGCTCACCCCGATTTCCTTGGCAAGCGCAGCCTGGGAATAGGGCGGACGATGATTCCTGGTATAGAACTGAATTCTTTCCCGCACCCATTGCTGAAGAACTTCAAAATCATTTTTCATCTTTTGGATATCTGGCCTTGTCATTTAGAAAAACACCTCTCTATACTATAATAAAATTTTAATTCGCAGTGCTCAGATTTGAACTGACTGATAGCCAAGGCCATTCTTATGTAAAATGTCACCTTTCTATCGCACCGCATTAACGGTTTCGCCGAATTCCGCTTCACCCGCCTGCCACAGCATCCACGGAATTCGGCGGCTTCACCGAAAAGCACCGGCCTTCTTTGAATTCGACAGTTACATCGAACATCCGGTTTTTTGTAAGGATTAAAATCCCTACATTAAATTTTTGGGGCGAATACCTTTGGCCCCGGTTCTTTTGGGAAAGCGCAATAAATATTTTGCGCAATCGGGACAATCCGATTGGATTACCGAGTCCCTTATAAAAATACCATATTTATTTTATTGCATATTGTCAAGTAAAAAAATTCTTAAAATAAGATTTTTTTTTCTTATATTGCAATAAATATTCTTTTCTTTGTGTGGCCGGTCCCTTCCGAATATTCCTTTATCTGCTCTGAACTTTTGAGTGTTTCAAGAATATCGTTTCGAATTCGTGCCTGTAATTCTTGAGTTTTACGAGTGAGTTGCGACATCGTAATCTTCTCACTTTTACGAATTAATTGAAGCATGTTTTTAACTGAATGATGATAATCGTTATCGGCGATAAAATTTTCAGTGATATACAGCATATTATCTGCCAGATATTTCGTGAGATTTACCCCATATGTTATTTCGTATTCTGTTATTTTTGGATACTCGATATCGACACCGCCTGCGAGTATAAGAGCGATTTGTTCTGCTATTTGTGGAGTCCTATTATAAATTGAATCCACTTGATTCTCTTTTCTCATTTTATCGCGCATAGTCCTGATATAGTCGTCAAATCCTTCAAGAATAGAAAGAGCATCATCAGAGATGTCAACCGTTTGGGGATAGACGTTTATGACGTTATCAACATTTCCTTCAGGTATATGGATTGTTTTTTTGTTATAAGTCTTTGTAATCTTTTCCAGCAATTCGTCGGGAGGCCGTCGCGTTAAATTGCGCCTCGGTTTTTTAGGCGGATCCGGCGACTCTGACTCAAATAATAACATCCTGGAAAGAAACCCGTCAGTTACATTTTCGAGTACAAGTCCTTTATACAAGGATTCTGGGACTGTCGTGCCATAGATGCAAAGATTTGGATTTTCGACACGAACTTGTTTATCAAGATCAGCGTAAATTTTTCCGTGAAAGATACTATTGCTTGAGGAATATAATTTCAATAGAATTGTTACGATGTTAAAAAGATGAGGGCTACGTGATGCCTGTGTTGTTGTTTTTAGAAATCGGCCTATTTCATCAAGTAAAAATATCTGTGATGGAGTTTTTTGAATGTATGTTGCAATCGAACTGTCGCTTGCAATTTCTTCGACACTTGCCATCTCTCCGCACCCAGCGCAATGGAATAGGTCTTTTATGGCTTTTCTCGCCGCCTCTTTCCCGCTTCCCGACACCCCAACTCCCAGGCAATAGATATTTGTGCGAATATTCGTCTCAGTCTGTATTTTCCGGCCCTGAAGAGCGCCTACGGCTGCAAGCGCGGCCCCGAGTGCGAGAATCGGTTGGTCTTTTATCGATTTCTGATTGATATATTCGGCGATATCCCCCACGAGTCCCTTCGGGTGAAGCAATTCTTTGGGAAACGGTTGCCGGGGATGTTTCATCACATAGACGGGAAGAGCCTGGTCCGATGGGATAGGATTGGAAGAATAATCTTTTTTTTCGTATGTTGTGGTCCATCCTGCCTTTTTCGCCTCATGGAATAGGCTGGCAATCGTTATATCTTCAGGTTTGAGTCCTCTCCATCGTTTTTCTTGGTCCTTTGGGTTATATTTGTCACTTTTTTGACTCCATTCGTCCCACAGTCCCTTTGCGGAAGAGGATTTTGTTGATTTCAGAGCCATGCCGATGCGTACCCATTGATCACGGTCATCGCTTGACAAAAATGTTAAAGCAGATCGAATCTCTCGTATTTCTTCGGGTGGAAGCACATTCTCGGGAGAAGTGTCGTCGGATTTTGTTTTTTCTTTTTTTAAATTTTCCATCCAGGATGGAAGTTCGGCGCAGCGGTCGCGGATATTTTCTACGTCAAGATCATCGATATCGTCATAAACGATATAATCAGATTTCCCGTCTGGTACAATAACATATCCACCATTTGCGCGGATATCGATTGGCAAGGTTTTATCAAAATAACGACGACCTGAATTTATTTTAGTAAATGGAACCTTAAAATATAGATGCCTTCCACCGGAGGGAGTTTCTACCTGGCAGGTATTCGGGATGGGACCGAGTTCCTTTAATTCATCGAGTATTTCATTGACGGTGCGGGGATCAATTATTTCGTTTCCACTACTATCAAGAATTTTTTCCCCATGGTCATTTTCCATCGGCTTCCCCACGTCGATATCAATAACCACGATATTATTGCCGTTTCCGGTCGGCATGCCGATAAGCATTTTCTCAGGATCATGGAATTGTTTTTCTACAATTTCCTGATCAACGCTTGCGTTATAAAATCCCTTGGGAGTCGCAGGTGTTTTGTCTGAATTGCATGCAAATATTTTTATATTTTGTCGTATATATTTTTGTAGATATTCCATATTGAGCCATATATGTCCCGATTTTCTCCTAAAACAAATGATCCGATAAAATTGCTTCGACCAACAATGACATATTTTTGTATTTTTTTATGCTCGAAACAAATTCCGGACTAAACGTAAATGTCTTTTTTTCAGGATACGATTTATAGGGACGACTCTTCGGAATCTCTCCGGGATACGGTAGACGGGAAGAAACAATGTCCTCGATATATTGTGACATGTTCTTTCCTGGTTTTTTCTCTACCGCATCAATAAGTGCGTTAATTAATTTTTTATCGAAAGTGAATGATGTTGTTTTTGAATTATGTACATAATTTCTTCTGTGCCGCTGCGGTGTTTTTCTTTTTTGGTTGCTCAAGATTCTTACCCCATTTCCATTCGAGATTATCTACTATTGTATAATACAATTCTCGTGTTGCTTTTATATCCGACAACGCATTGTGCGCTTGTATCGGTATCCCAAATTCTTTGCACAATGGGCCAAGTGATACCGTTTCCGATTTTATAAATTCGAGTATACGCATACAATTCGTGATGTCATAGAGTTCAATGCGTTTCCGGAAATCTATCCATGATCCGAGATACGGATCCCCCAATCGTGTAAAAAAATGAGAAAGAATATCGATATCAAATTTTATATTTTGACCACAAACTATAAATTTATCATTGCGATTAAATTTATCTATATATTTTGAAAATATTTTCAATAAAGCAGAATGTGTTTCCTTCATGTCGGGAAAATTCCATATTATATCCTCTGACAATTCATTAATTAATAATGCTCTTGGATTTATGTCAAAATCTGGATGAGGTTTGCACCTGAATTCAAATGTTTCCTTTATTGAGCCATCAATATCAATTATTCCTGCGATTTCGATCATGGAATGCAAAGTCGGATCGATCCCCGTCGTTTCCGTATCTATCCATAGCATTTTTTTTGTCATAATAAATAATCCTATTCATATTTTGTCTTGTCAAGAGAATATTTTATATTATTTAATTTTTAATGGCATAATTAATCCTGATATTTTTTTATCATATTTTTCTTCAAAATAAATCGGGCTATAGGGGCCGGTATCATAGACATTATATGTTTTATGTTGCAAATTTTTTATTCTGTCGAAATCAATGCCATTTTCAGGCGATAGATATCGTACAATTCCACAAAAAGCAGACGATTCCGATGCGAGAGTTGAATTTATACGGATAATAAATGGATCTATTTTTTTTATTTTTTTCAATACAGGATCAATGACAGTTTCAACATTAGGGAAGGGATGTTTCTCTTTAATGATTGCACCCTCATAATGAAGAAGAACTTCACCGCGAGTGCAAATCAATACCTTATAATATCCCGCTTCTATCTCTATTCGAGATATATGCAAGGATTGTCCATCGGTGCCAAATAGTTGTTTTCCATCTGATGATAAATATCCGAATATTGATCTCCTACTCTTTCCCTTCCATGCGATAGACGCTACATGTTGATAGAGATAAAAATTTTCATTTACTTTAAAATTTTGTCGATATCGTTCATGAATTAATTTCATTCTTCGAACCTTCCAATTTATATGATTTTTGCAGGAAATCTCTTTTCATATTGCTTTAGCAACGCATTAAATATAGGCATGCCTTCCTCGAACAATATCCCATATTCCCGAACAAATAATTCAAATTCAGGATTTTCATCGCACCGGATTTTAATCATTGCTTGTACTTTTTCAGAATCAGTTAGTTTCATAGATCAAATTCCTGATTTCCGATTTTAAATTTTTTCAGCGTCCAGTATGTTTTATGTGGCCGATAATTTATTGCTTCATTCGCAACGATGAAATGCGACTCATGCACATAAGTATTATCCGATATCAGGCACCAGCCACCGCGCTCAGGGATCCACTCCGGTTCAGAATTGTTTACAATCGGGACGTCCAGAGCGGATGCGCTGATAATCACGTCCCAGCGTTGAAAACGGCATCGACCGAAGGGACCAAGGTTAGCGTCGGCATAGATTGTCTCACGGGTGTCGGTCATGATGATAGCCTCTTAAATTCAATCACCCAAATCCAGGGGTTCGAGTCCCATCCAAATTCGCGCTTTAAATTGATTGAATCCCAAAGCTTCTTAAATTCCATTTGAGCAATTGCATTCATAAATTTTTTTACTTTTTCAGGATTCGTTCCGGACAACGCAAGTGGATGCGGAAGCTTGTTTATAATATTTATTCCTTCTTTTTCAATATCATAGATATTTATATCCTGCACCCTCTCGACTCGGATATTGGTAATTTCAAGGTTGATGCGGGATGCCCGGCGGGGCATGAATCGCGGTGATTTCCATTTTGCAAGTGGTTTCAATTCTGGATGATCGGCCTTATATATCCATCCTTTGGTTGACGTTTGCCATGTTTCCCTCACCCACAACCGATCACCGGGGTTTCCGTAGGGACATTTTATATTTGTATATTCATCAATAGAAGTTTTTTCAAATGGGATATTTCGCAAATTACCAAAACACTTCTCTACCTTTTCTGGTTGCTGTTTTATTACCCGCCGCGTCTGCGTTTTCCGTCCGTCCAGAATTGCGCGGACCATTTCGCCGGTGAAGAGGATCGGACGTTCTTTCATTCTATCCCCCGCGCCTTGAGTTCGGAAGGGGAAAGTTTCTGGTAATGAAAATGTCCGTCAGTACATATAAGAATTTCCTTTTCGTTGCGATAACACGCTTTTTTGCGATTGAAATAACAGATATCGCAAGGGCTTTTTCTACTGCTATTATCCGGCACTTTTTTCAAATATACTTTTCCCATGTCCACCCCCTCCCCTTATAATAATATCATCAACAAAATCACGATTGCCCCGGTGAGTCCGCCACCGATACCGGAACCGGTCCAGAAATACCGCCATGCCCGCGACGTGGAATCCTGCTGGCACTGCTCAATTGCCTGGTTGCTCTGTTTGCTCATTTTAATGCATTCCGTGAGGTATTTCCGCAACATGACATTTTGATCAACGCAGTCGTTGAATTCCGCTTCCGATACACATTTCCCGCAATCTGCGAAAACTTTATCCTCGATCACGACCGGGCGGGTGGTGGTGCATCCGCACACTGCACCCATAATGCCGAGAAACGTGAATAATAGAATTACTATGACGGTAAAATGGTTGTCGTATTTGTGGGGATCGAAATCGTTTTCTTTCATTTACAACTCCTTAAATTCACATTTTATATTGAGTTTTATGATTAAACGCTGCAATCCGCGGAGACGTCTTTTGTAGAGATCACATTGAATTGCTCTCATTGTTTCTCCTCGGCGGCTTCTTTTGCATTTCTGATAATTCCAATATAGATGGCTGTATGCGGTTTTAATAGCCGACTTTTCTGTGGCGGTGATGTTCACCCTCTCCTCCTCGGCGGCGGCGTTGTGTCAAGATACCGTTGCCACTCATTGATTTTTTCCTCGAGGTTATGCTGGTGCTGTTCAATATCTATTCCCGGCAAATCTCCGGCCCTTCGCCTGTTTTTAGCGGCCAGCACCACGGCCAGCACTGACAATGCCCCGACGGCAAGGGTGAGGATGGCGATCATGGCCCCGGCGAATTTCGGGGAGGTCTTTATTTTTGTCCAGACACGGGTGAAAAAGTTTTTAATCGCGGTCAGTAATTTTTTCATCTTTATGCTCCGATTTTAATATTTGATCTATAGGAAGGCCAGCCTTCTCATGTATTTTTAATAATGACGTCAGCGATTCTATAGGATCCTTCTGAGATTTCTTCTTTTGATTTTAGGTGTGAATACGAAGTGCCCGTCATTAAACTTTGCATTGCTTTCACCGCGATATCGTTGCGTCTCGATTTAATTATCATTTCGTCGAGCCAATCAATATCGGAGTCAGGAACTTTTAATTTTATGGCCGCATATACACGAAGCGACATGCCTTGACTTTTGATTCTAACGCCATATTCTGTCTCAAATTCACTTGGAAACGCCGGTCCGCCATCTTTTTTTTTATCCATATCGCCCTCCCCTATTGCGCCACGACGTCGGTGTCGTGCCGTGGATGCTCTTGACGTGGCTCCGGTGTTGCGGCTTCGGCGATTCTGCTCAGTATGTTCGGACTTATTGCCGGTTTATTTTTGTCATACCAGGTATAAATGCCCACCCAGGCGATGACAAAACCGAGACAACCGAGGATCAGTTTGTCGGATATAGTCTCCACACCGCAGAGTTTCAGGATAAACATCACGACGATAAGGAAGAGAAAAACGGTGATCCAAAAATACGGCGGCTTAAATTTGCCTTTGCTGAAGAAAAATTCTTTGAATATGTTTTTCATCTTTATACTCCTTGTTCTAATCTCATTTTTTTGGTTAAAAATTCCAAGTTACCGTATTCAAAATAATCTGCCGGATTGAGATGACGATCATCTTTCCATACCTCGAGATGTAGATGATGGCCGCCGGTTTCCGCCGTGCTGTTTCCGCGTGGAGGGTTGTAATCGGTATCAATGGCAGTGGAATGTGCGATTTGCTGTCCTTCGAGCAGGCTGTGACCGATTTTAATTTTCGGGTCAAAATGACAGTGAATGTATTTAATCGTATCGGCGCAACTGATGTCCTCTAGTCGGCACACCATGAAGTCGTTGCCATAACCATCGATCCCTCGCCCGGTTACTGTCATTGCCTCCGTTGCGTGGATTGTTAAAAATCGCCGCGCCTCGAAATCATAGGATCGGAGATCCGCGCCGCGATGGCCCTCGCTCTTATAGTCCTGGGTGAATATTATCGGTAATTTGCCTACTGGTGAAAACATTTTATTCTCCTTTTTTCTATTGTTGCCCAGATATTTGTGGGGTTTCTTTAATTTGCAGAACTTCTTTATGTTCAGGAGCTCGTTTCATCATTTCATCTTGTATATCTTTAAGATTTTTCAAAACGATTCCGAGTCTCCCCGATTGCTCTGAAGAAACATTGCTCATTTCGGTGCTTATCAGGTGACTATCCGCCATGCAGCGGAAAATACTTTGCATCCACTCCCACATCTGATAATATACTTTTCCAACCCTTGTTTTTTCGGCAAGAGCATCCTTCATATTTCTCTCTGTCTGTTCTATGTATGCACTCCATCCGTTCTCTTTTATCTCATAATTTAATTTCCATCCCTGCTCCTTGGCTTCGATTTCTGTTGCCCAATAATCATCTCTTTGTTTTGCCATATCGGCCAAGCGATTCGCCATATCATCTTTCATCAGGCATCGCGGGATGAGATCTTCGTTTTTAACGATATATTCCTGTATTTTTTGATAAATAAATTTTTTGGGAGTGCTTTTCCGTTTGAAAATTATCCATAAAATAAATCCAATTACGGATAATAATATTATAAAAAAGAATATTCCCAGCGTAGTCCCTATCGTCAAGAAAATATACGAAGATAAATATATTACAACTGTTGTTGAACTCATCTCTTCCCTCCATAAAAAAGTCTGAATATTGCGAAAAGCGAAGCACATATCAGCAATGCGCACACAATAACAAATCCCCATTCCCATGCATCCATTTGTTCCCTCACTTTAATTTTTATTGCCGAGTCTTCTGTTCTCATTTTCCAGCCACTCGGTATCATGCATAACATCATTTAATCTAATATTTAATTCTATAATGATCTCAATTAAATATTTTTTTTCCAGCATATGAAGATTATTGATATTTATAACTTTGCTGTGTAATAATAAATTATTCTCATCCATCCTTCGACCTGCATTACTTATAATTGCGTGCTGGGGACTCCCACCCCAACGATATAACCAGAAAGTACATATTATTATTTTTTTATCCGATAGTCCCTTTTCCCTTGGCTACCGCTCGGGTCGATGGGGACGCATGGTAATGACCTCCATCAGCATAATGAAAAGACAATCAATCATAACAAGATAAATGTAAAGTACTTTTTTTCATGTTTTGTGAATTTTTTTTCCGTTTGATTTTTGTCTAACATATTTCTATCCATTTGTTTTTTGTTCTCTCTTCATCGGATATAACTGTTCTTAATATATTATTTTTGCAACTTTCACATTTATATCTGCCGGAATATCCGCCTTTAATTCTTGTTTGTGCCTGGAATATTAAAAAAGTTCCACAGCGAAGGCATACATGGTGAGTTTTGTATTCTTTGATTGGTTTCATGTTTTATCTATTCCTATTTGCAATAAATGTTTCCATTGGAATTGTTTTGAAAACCGGTTTTGTGTTCACCCAAGTACAAAAATCTTTTAGTCGTTTATCTGGTTCATTTCCATATTTATCTCTATACGCCTGAGCAAATGGATCGACGTTAATTGATCTTAAAAATTCAGCGCGTTTATTTGCTGATTCTATATCCTTTACGAGCATATAACAAAATATTTGCTGTTTTGGCTTATGCTTCCTTATTCTATCTACTGCATTTTTTGTAAAAATAATATGAGAATCAGAATCGCAAGCGAGTCTTATAAATCGAATCCATTTAACTTTTGATAATAATTTAGCAACAGAGTCATCAATTAAACGCGCATCAAGTCCCTGGTTGAAATCAACCCTTATCTCTTTTTTGATTATCTTCTCAATCTGCCTGATTCCATGATCCGAAGCAAGAACATTGTTGTCCATCAATATGGCAGATTTAAAATCTCCTATAAAATTATCAATATCGGAATACGGTTTAATATCTCCCTCTTTTTCTGGAACAAAGCACCACGGGCATTTATTCGGACATCCTCGTGTTAGAAATCCGTAAGCATGCTCGCAATTATATAAAGAATAATCTGGAAACATCAAATCAATTTTGTTTAGAAGTTTTGATTTTATGTTAAATCCAGTTCCACCTTTTATTTCATTATCGGTATTATAGCAATATTCAGGATCAACTGAGTAAGTAAATATTTTTGATTTATAAATAATATCATAATGCTCAAACATCGTGGCAAATTCGACATTGTCGCCTTGTTTTTTATGCCAAGATGATATTTTCATCAATGCTAAATTTGGAAAATTATGACCATCAATATTGAGCAATCCTATTTTCAAAAAATATACTCCATATTACATAATCAGTCTTTTGTCATATTAAATTCATTATCTGCCTAAAAAGTAACTCGGCAATTTGAGGGACAATTGAGTTTCCGAGTCCTCCAAGTCGGTCCACGCGATGGGGTATCCCATGAGCCAGTCGACCCACGTCGGGTTCAGTTGTCCACCAGTCGGCCTGTCCTCTCCAGTCACGATCTGCGCTAACGTCGGGCGAAACCCCTGGCTCGAATATCCTTCGACCTTCGTTCCCCTTGGCGTCGGGAAATTCATCACCGCGTTCGGAAGACAATCCCGATTCTCTGGATCGGCTCCGCGTTGGCTTTTCCCTTTCCAGTCTCTGGATTGAGGCGTCGGCCACATCACCGCCGTCTGTAGATTCTCCCCGCCCTCGCCCCGTTTCCCCGCGCCCGTGTGGCAATTGGAGTGAGGAGTTGGGAACATTTTCGCCGCCTGTGCCAGATTCAATCCGAATCCGTTTCCCGTGTGGTGTTTCCCTTTTGCTAGAGTCTCTGCTTTCACTTCCTGCTGCCGTTTCTGTATTTCTTCCGTTGTCCAATCTTGCCGTGTATAAATCAACACTGGGGTAGGCCACAATCCAGATTCTTTCCCGCCGGTGCGGCGCACCCACGTCGCTTGCCCGTATATCCTGCCACTCCGCATCATACCCGATTTCGGCAAGGGACCCGAGGACTTCGCGTAATCCCCGGTGAACAAGCATCCCGACATTTTCCATAATTGCGAATCGGGGTCGTAAATCTCTAATAAGTCGCCAATACTCAAACCAAAGACCAGACCTGTCTCCATGTATTCCCGCCCCCTTTCCTGCGATTGAAATATCCTGACAGGGGAAACCGCCTGATAATATCCATTCCCCCGCCGGCAATATAGATGCGTCGATTTTCGTGATGTCTCCAAGTTGCACAGAATCCGGGAATCGCAGCGCATATAATTTCTGACAATATGGTTCGTTGTCGCTGCAATAATGATTCTCAAATTTCATCCCGGCCCAGTATGCGCCGAGGGCGAAACCGCCCATTAAATGCCATGAAAGAGGTCTAAATAATTATAGTTCTCTTTACATGGCATTTTTGTACCTCCTGAAATTAAGATATTTTTTATCATGCTTCCAATGACATGAACGACAGAGACGTTTGTAATCAGCAGGATCATTATATTTTCCTGTCATGCATGCCCAATCGTAGGTTTTATTTGGATCGGTAGTTCCACATAACTCACATTTTTTAGGTTTTCCTTTTAATGATTCCATTCTTCGATGAAAAGCAGAATATCCAGCATGGTCCCCCTTCCATGAATCATTATCCTCTTTTGTTTGATTTCTCTTTTTGGCAATTCTACATTTATATTTATTTTCTTTAAATACTCTCCAAATAACTTTTTGGGTTGTATTCATTATCTGCGCTACCTCAAGTTGACTTGCTCCACTTTCGTATAAATTTTTAGCTTTATTAAAATCAATATTTTGTTTCATATATTAATTTAATTATAATTATTTATTTTTGTCAAGCATTAAATATTCGATACCGTGGAATAGGTCGAGGTAATTCATTTTACCGCATTTCTCTTTCAGAATAATATAATCCGCCATCTGCTTCATGGAGATTGTTTAATCCATTACGCAATAATTTTGTATTATCCAGTTTGACTTTCCAGCGATGGGATAATATTCCAGAATCAGCTTCTCTCCTCATGATAGTTCCTGGCCCGTGCGGAGTCATTACGCGATCATTTATTTTCAATCGTTATTCCTCTTTTCCAAAATTTCATCGACAGTATAACCAATTGACTTCAGTGTTTTTTCAATCAATTGCAAATCTTTAAGAAGTAAATTTGCTTCTTTCACCCACGAATCATTTTCATAACATTCATTAAGGCATGATCCAATAGTATTATATTCCTTAATTAAAATATCTTCTACCATTTGGTTCCTGCCGTGATGTGTTAAATTATCGCAATATTGCTTTATTATATTAGATTGCATTATAGTCCCTCCGGTTATTTTTAATGCAGATAACTCCAAATATAATAACCAACAAATATTCCAAGTCCAAAAAATACAAATGCTTCAGCCCACCACGAAAAAGCATATCTGAGATAGCGACGGCGATTGATGCATCGATTGTATGGTTTTGGTATTTTGCTTAAATTCATTGAATTACCTCCGCATGCATGTCATCGAGGAGCATAAGAGGGAAAGTCTGAGATTGATTGCCAAAAGGCAATTTTTCCGTTACTATAATTGTTGACGAACATGTCTCCATAATTACGAGAATTTTTAAAAAAAGTAGAAACTTGACAAAAAAATTTCCCATTATCATCCCATAGTGTTAGATATTCGCCATTATGTTCAGGCATTTTTTCTCTGACATCTATCCAGCCTCGTGCTGTTCTTTCTTCGCACCAATCATCGAGTATTTTATCAAAATCTACGGCCAATATCATTTTCATTCTTGTAACATGCTTTCGCCATTGTTCATATGTTTTCGTCATAGGGATCCTTCTAATTATTGCAGAATTATTCAAACATTACACATTGATCAGGAATATCAGAAGATTTTTCCTCGCTAATCCACCAGTTAAACATTTCTTCGCCGTCTTTCCATCTGTCAACCGATGTTTTTCCCTCTGATTTTTTCTTGTCATATAAAAGTTGAAAATACCGAATAAATGCTCGTCTATATTTTGGAAAACGATTCGCTTCTATTAGTCGGCGTTTTCCCGCCATGGGACAGAATAAACAACCGATTCTTTTCCATCCCTCGTCATATAATCCGCAATAGGGTATTTTATACATATGTATAAATTCCCAAACATCATCATCAGTCCATTCAATAATAGGGTTTATATATATTTTTGATTTGTCCTTGGTGCAATGCTCGACTGATTTTCTTTTTGCCCTCTGCATAGATTCAGCCCACCGAACACCCGTAATAACTAATCTCCCAGCACCACCTTTTTCTTTCAGGTATTCACAGCACCAACGACGATGACGTTGGGGAAATCCGCGTTTTACCATTTCTTTTAAAAATGGTGTTTCTGGTTTTTCCCAATCGGGAGGATCTATGGTCGTAACATTATAATGTGCATCGTATTTCACCCCAGCAATATCGGCAATTTTTTTAATACAGATAGAATCTTTCCCGCCTGAAAATGCGAGATAATACCCTTCTGGTGGTTCGAATGTGCGCAGGCGTTCAATTGCAATATCTATGAGATTGTACGATTCAAATAGATTTTTACGGTTCATATTTATACGTCACCCGCTCTCTGAATTCTTCCTGCTTGCCTTTATTCCATTGATCGACGGGCCGGAAATATCCAACAACTCGGGACCAAACTTCAACGGGAACTTTTTTTTCAATCTTTTTTATTTCTTTTTGCAATTGCATTTTTTCTTTCTTCCATTAATTGATTTATGAAATCGATAATATCTAACATGCAACTTTTATTAAATAACATATCGTAACTTGGGAAAAAACAATATTGTCTCCATGGGGGATACCATCTGACAAAACCTAACGTATAATCATGATTATTATTATAACACACCCATTCGGAAGTTTTCTTTTTTGTAGTCCATTCTACAAAATTTATATATTCATATGATGTTTTCATATTACATAACGCTCATTTTGTCACAATCTTTTATTCCATTTTTATTTTTATACCCTTCGCATTCGAGTATCCTGTCCGCAAATTCTCCACGAAGAGACTTGTCTTTATCTATTCCGAATATTATATTTTTCCCATCGCATGTATTAAATTCGAATTTGCATGAGTCGCAAAGATGTTTTGTTTCCATTAATATTCCCTTTATATTTTTATTTTTGATTCACTTACATTCAGCGCCTTATCGACATACGAATTCATGGTTGTTGCGACGTCGGCGTGGCCGAGATATCGGCTCACGGATTTTATGTCTTGTTTTTCAACCCCTATCTTATACGTCGCAAACCAATGACGCAATAAATGCGGATGAACATCTTTTTCTATTCTAGTCCAAAAAAATTGCTTAATTTGACTCCATAATGTTTTCCGATCATATCGTGTTTTTCGGATAGTATGGAAAAGATATTCACATTCCTGGACGCGAGGATAAAGATCTTTGATCTCATCGATTGTCTTTTTTTCGAGATAAATAAATCGCTCCTTCCTGCCTTTTCCGACTATCCGGATTGATTTATTTTTATTATCGTAATCAGTTATATCCCCATATCTAATGCCGGTGAATTCGCTTATTCGCAATCCTGTCATCGCCAATATGCGCACAATCATGGCTGTTCTTCTGTCAGTGAGGGAATCGGATCCCTTGATTTTGGTTGCTTTCTTAATATCGTCGATTGTTAGCGATATCCTGACTTCTCGATTTGTTTTCATTGATATATTTTTAAATTGCTTTAACACTTCTACCGGATTTTCCTTTATTTCGCCGGCAATTTTCATGACACGAAACATTTTCGACAGGGAGGCCACTTTTCTGTTTATGGATGAATTTTTATAATCTTTTTTCCGAAGGAATTCAATATATCCAAGAATATCATTGGCAGTAATGCTTTTCATATCTTTTTTAGCATATTCGAAAAATAATTTATAATCATTTTGATACGCATTTTTACTCTCTTCAGAAAGGGAATTCCATGCAGCATTTTTAACGTCAATCGCATGATTCGAATTATAAATAACAATTTCATTTTTTTTCATAATAGCGCCTCTATGCTCTTGTCGAATTCTGCCTCTTTTTCTTTCTGTATTTGTTCCAAAGTCTTTTTTGGCTCAAATATATATGAAGTTATTTTGGGCCATTTGTCGTTTATATCAACCATTATTTTGATTGGTTTCTCGAATTCATTGCAAAGCAAAAGCGCATCTTCTATCGAGTCGATGGGTTTGCCATACCGACGCTGAATCCATTTGTCGGCCTTTCTTTTAGCAAATCCTACATGCTCTATGCAGATATATTCTCTAAATTTTGTAATATTATATTTGTCACATTTATATTCGACACATAAAGATGCGGGTTTGTCCGGTTTTACATGCATATAATATTCTACCGAAACAACATCATATTCAATCGGTTTTTTCCATTTTGACAGAATATCAGCTTCGCTCGCAGTATCATCATGCTTGTTAGACTGAGGAAAAATATATCCGCATGATGGACAGACCATGACGGCGAGAGCAAGAATCTGCTGGCATGATGGGCATTCCTTCTGTGGAGCGGTTGCGACTTCTCTCCCATTGCCATCCTTCTTCTTTCTTATTTCAATTTTATCGATCGGCCCGTGAAGAACGATGTTCCCTCCAAAATCGAGGACAAGACAATCATCTTTTCCAGGGGACATACGCAATCCACGACCGACGACTTGCGCGTAAAATCCTGGACTTTTTGTGGAGAAAAGTAGGCAAATACAATCGATTGCTTTATCATTATATCCCGTGGTCAAAATTCCAATATTCAACAAATATTTGAATTTGCCATTGAGATGATCATCTTTTATCCGCTGATTTTCTTCATCACTCTTTTGGGAGTGAATACACCGTGCGTCGAGTCCCTGCGCTATCATTTCTTTTTCAACGGCTTCGCAATGCATAATGCCAGCGCAAAAAACAAGAATTTTTTTCCTATCGAAAGTAAGAGTTTTTATTTCTTTCACTGCTCTTGAAATAAGATCAGATTTGTTGAACGCAGCTTCCATTTCGACCGGGATATATTCTCCGCCCCTGACGTGGACTCCCGTGAGATCAGCCTTATTAAGCGCTCCTTTTGAGATAACTTTACAAAGATATTGCGTGTGGTCTTTATTTTTAAAATGATTTTTGTTTATTAATTCAGGAACAGTTGTAACATGACAGATATCATCAAAAATCGCATCAACACCTTCGTTAAGCATGCCGGTCCCGAGGCGATAAGGCGTTGCTGATAAACCTCCAATAATAATTTTAGGATTTATTTTGAACATCTCATCGAGAAATTTTCTATATGTTCCAAATGATTTTTGGGGAACACGCTGGCACTCATCAATAAGAATTAAATCAAAAAATCCGAGTTCCCATGCCCTGCCGTGTACTGATTGGATCCCCGCAAAAAGGATTTGCGTATGGGTATCCCGTCGTTTTAACCCAGCACTATATATTCCGATACTGAGTAATCTCCCATCAAGAAAATCGACTAATTCACCAACATTTTGTTCAATCAACCATCTCTGATGGGTAAGAAGTAGGACTCGGATATTTGGGAATGTGAGCATTCTGTCAACGATAAGCGCCTGAACAAGCGATTTCCCACTTCCGGTAGGCATGACAATCAAGGGATGTTTCCCATGATTGTCAGCGCAATAATTAAAAAAACTTTCTATCGCGTCAGCCTGATAATATCGTGGAATTAGCATAAATCATTTTCCATTGATTCGGAAAGGAATTTTTCATCTTTCTGAATTACCGTTTCATCAACGCATAATGCATTTTTGTTATATCCTTCGAGATATATCCCATCAAGACTTGTCGCTCGAGACAATGCCACATAACCCATTCCGTCAGCGAAAGTGTCTCGGAGATCAAGATTGATATAATCGAATGTTGCTCCCTGGCTTTTGTGGATAGTTAGTGCCCAGGCGAGTTTAAGCGGAAATTGTGTTATAGATGCCACTTCCACGTCTTTTCCTTCTCGTTCACTGTATTCTTCAAGTTTCCACTTATGCCGAGTTATGTCAAGTACCTTTTCCGTGCGATATACTTTTATTTTAATAACCCCGTCGTCTATTCCCGAGGTGTCAACAACTTCTCCGAGTGTTCCATTTACTATCCCCCGAATAAAGTCATTGACGAGGACCATAACTTTGGCCCCTTCCTTTAAGATAAGCGTTTCGGTTGCTAAACAGTTTTTTTTCAACATTGCTACTTTAAAGTCGAGACCATCGCTTTCCATATTGGATATAACAGATTTCGTTTTTAATTTAACAAGCTCTGAAGAATTGAGGATATCCACATTCACATTCTTGCAAAAAAGATTCACTGCAAGATCACGATTTTTTGTATTCGATGCCAGCGCATCTAATTCATGATGATGCTTTCCGTTCGCTGTATTTCCTCTGATATTATTTAAAATATCGATAAAGACAGGATCGCTTTGACGATATATTTTTTGCAAATAGCATGTTTTAAATTTGGCCTGCCCCCACGATTCAGCATTGAAACAATAATTTTTTTTATCACTGTTCTTATTGACGGGCGGCAACTGAAAAAAGTCACCGACAACAATTACTTGCAATCCGCCGAATGCTTTTTTATACCCGCCTCGCACAAAAGTACACACATCATTTACCATATCGAATCGATAATCGTGGAGCATGGATATCTCATCGATTATTAACACGTCGGGGATAGATATCCTATTGTAAGAAAATTTATTATTTCTTAATTTCCATAAATCTTCTTCTGTGAGTTTTTCCTTTATCCCGATTCCCGCCCAGGAATGAATTGTGCAACCATTTATGTGAGTGCTGGCAATTCCAGTGCTTGCGGTAACCGCGACAATTTTTCCCCTGTTTCTTAATTCCTGTATTATGTTATTCAGAGTGTAGGTTTTGCCTGTCCCGGCGTTTCCCGTTAAAAAAATGTTATGACCGGCGATAGCTAATTGTATTGCTTTTTTCTGATTCATTTACATGCCTCTTTCTTTCTTTGTTAATTTTTCTTTATTTCCATATCTGTAAAAAATTTCAGGATATATATAAATTGGTTTTTGTAATTCAAAATATTTTATAAATTTTTTTATTCTTTTTTTTCTGAAAAACATCCACCATCTCATGCCATCGAAATATATTTTTATGTTGAATTTTTCGAAACAATTTATAATGGAAAAATCTCCAACATTATAATATTCCAGCATATTATTAAGTTCTTTTTTTGTCATTTTTATTTATTCTTTCATTTTGTGATTTATATAAAAGTTACTGATCCCAAATGCAGAATTTTATCCAGTCCTATAGACATGGCTATATCGCAATTAATTATGTGGACATTGATTATTCCCGCATTAACCATCGCTTCCGAAAATGCACTGTCTAAAAGATTGTTATTTGTTATTATGTTTATAAAATTTTCTTTTAAAAAATTATAAACTTCGTCTTGAGAACTCCCGCTATCTTTTATATCAATTATTAAATTGACAGGGACTATCCCTATGGTGTCCATTTATACCCCCCTTAATCGTGGATCGATTTTATTCACTGTGTCCCATTTCTTCTTTTCCCCTGTGACGACTTCTCCACTTTCGAGAATGTTTTTTTCCTTTTTTATTCCTGATGCGAATTTAATATTATCTCGGAGATCCTTGCTCGTATAAATAATATCGAAATCACTCCCGAGATTAGGGAATGATGCCGTGGATACATTTGCAAATTTTATTTTTTTTGCTTCGATGGAATAAATAACGTGATCATCCTTGTGTTCGATAAGCATAACTCCGGAGATAAGTGCCGGATTATAAAGATGCTGACCGCAACCGATATATAAAATATCTTCCTGAATTATTTTATCCTCTAATTGGCATAAGCGAACGCCACCATCAATTGGTTCAGAGTACCGACAGGTTTTGCAATTAACGAGTGGAAATCGTTCATCATGACATATCTCTTGATATTCGCACCATTTGCATTTGAAAAATTCTCTTTTTTCAGATATTCGAGGAGGCAATACCCAATTATCGAAAATTATTGATTTTGCCTTTTCGATAATCGCTTCTGCCTCTTTCCGATTATATTCCGTGCGAATCGAAACATAATTGCGCCCTCCCGGAGTAGATACGGTCAAGAAATGGCGAGTCAATCGCATCTCATGCATATATATTTGCGCCTGTGCATAATATTCAGGACTCCATTCTCGAAGTGCGCTTTTTTCTCCTTTCTCCTCACGTATTTTTTTTAATTTTTCAAATGGCTTATCGACGCTTTTGTGTTCCCATACGTGCCATGTCCCAGGTGCTTCCATTACGCCAAGAATTGCACCGTCACAATGACCGCGAAAATGTCCAAGCAATAGAGAGAATCCTATTTGTTTTTTGGGATTATCGGGATCAACGGTGATCAATTCTATCCCCGGCACCATGCGCAAACGCTCAGCCATTACTGCTTCCTGATTGTGCCCGTCTTCGGTGGACCGAATACTTTCAATTGTGTTTTCTCTTTCCTCTGCTCCACGAAAAGAATAAAATAATTTCCGCTGGCATTCTTCGCCGATTTGACTCATTCCGAGATAATGGCGCGGAGGCTCTTCGCTCTTCTTTTTGATGAGTGCCTTATCTACTTCGGCGAGAGTAATATCATAAGTTTTAATGTCGATTTTTGCCATTGTTATTCGCCTCTTGTTTTCCATGATAAAAAATAATATAACTTATGTTTTCTTCTGGAACAATTCTAAAAAAAAATTTTTCGAATACTGGATATCCCATTTTGTAACAAAAACGATTATAATTTGAAACAATATTTTCAATTTCTAATTTGGTATTTTCATTTTTTAAATTTAAGTCTTTTATGAAATTAAAATGTATAAAATTTATTGTTGAAAATTTTTTTAAAAGAAATATTACGAATTTACAACTAAAAATTTTATTTAATATATTTTCCATTATTGCCATCCTGTTTGTTTCATAATGCATTTATCTACATGATAAATGCCGCGCCATGCCATGCCATGCTGTGCCTTGCCTGGCCGTGCCCAGCCGTGCCAGACCACGCCTTGCATAGTTATTATTTTGGTCTTTTCTTCAATTCTGGTAATAATTTCGGAGCTGACGCCCGGATATATTCTTCTCTTTCTTCGGGTTTCAGGAACTTAATCGCACGAATAATTTGATCAATAGTTGATCTTTTATTTTTTGTGACTTCCTGTTTGATTCTATAACCGAAAATAGCCTGTTTCATGAGTGCTACTTGACCCTGCGTGAAACCTTTATCTTCTGGTTTCAATTCAAGAAAATCAAGTGCTTTCTGATCTGCAAGTTCCACGAGTTTGTCTTCGTTCATCTTTTTTCTCCATTTAATTTGTATTTACATATTTCCATATAAAATATGCCTTGCCTTGCTTTGCCTTGCCGAACCATGCCTTGCCGGGCCTTGCCTCGCACTGCATTGCCGTGCATTGGCCTATGTTATGAAACAGTATCCCATTTATCAACTGTGAATCGACCGAATCTTGGTCGATAAGTTCCGAATGCGATTTGCATTCCGCCAAGCATAAACCAATTATATAGTTTATTTTCGTCGATAATGTTATTTTTGATAATGGTGATATGGAATGTCAATGACCACGGATGCCGAAGAACAGGACGTTCTTTCATTTCTGATTTTATACTCGCCGATCCTTTTTTTACTCGTGGGGATCCCTGGTGTTTCCATATCTTATCGTCGAATTCCTTGAATATAACAGGTTTTTTTCCGGACATGAAAGGGATAATTGCTTCGTCAATATTAACGTGGCTTTGCCCCATACGCACATAGTCTTTCCCCTTTTTTCCTTCGAATGCCATTGCGCATCCCTTGGGATCAATGCCGAAAAGAAATGAAATAATATTATCCTGCGGTAATACAAGTTCGTTTTTCCCATATAAATACAATTTTTGTTCAGGTGGTCTACGCTCCGTGCTGTAGTCGATGAATCGGTCGAACATAATATCCGACAATGACGCAATTTC